TTTTGAGAATCTTATTTGGATGACAAACCAAGCAAATTTACATAATTTTTATTATAAACCACGAATTTGGGAAAAGCATTTCGAAACAAGAGCTGAAGGCATTGTTGCTACGACTGCTTGTCTCGGAGGAGTCATTGCAAAGAAGGGATTCCCTAAAAAACCCACAAGAAAAGGGTTATCTCAAGAAGAATACGATTTAGCAATGCAAAATTATGTTAATGAAAAACTAAAACCTTATGATTATCAAGAATTTGCCTTAAAAAGACTAAATAAGCTTTATGATATCTTTGATGGGAGATTGTACCTAGAAATACAAGATAATATTATGCCAGCTCAGCAAAAATTTAATAACTGGGCAATTAAAACATCTAAAACAGAAAATATTCCTCTTGTTATTACTGCTGATGCTCACTTCTTAACAAAGGAAGACAAGCGAGCACACAATTTAATCATGGCACAGCAGTTTAAAAAGACTCTTGATGAGTATGAAGGTGACGAAGATGGGTGTAATAAAACTGATGTATATGGTGACGGTGTTTACCTCAGATCTCCTGAAGAAATGCTTGAAGCCGCTCAAAAAATAGGTTCAGAGGAATCTTTTTATAATACCTTAGAGATTCCTAAGATGTGCAACCTGAATATTACTTTAGGAGAATATCAGATGCCTTATTTTGATATCACTAAAGAACCAGACTATGAACAATTTAGAGAATGGAGTAAAGGGAATGCGCAGAGTGACCTTACGAGTTAAAAAGGGATTTGGTGGATATATTGATGAAGATGTAGAGTTTATCAATAAGAAGAATTCTTTGTTAATGCGAATTATCGGCTTGATTTATCCTGCATTTATGACAAATCTTTGGACTACAATTGGTAATAAGATTTACTATCCAACAGGAGTTAAGTCTCCACTATCTATTAGACACTACAAGATAGTTAAGCATGAGATGGTACATGTAAAACAATATAATCAATATGGAGTTCCGCTATACTTATTTTTATACTTATTATGTCCCTTGCCGTTCTTGTTCTCTTATTTTCGGTGGAAATTTGAACGAGAAGCTTATCTTGAAGCCAACATTGAAAACGAAACAGATGTTGATTGGGTTGTAAAATTACTATCAAAACATTATTTATATCCTTGGCCCAAAACCTGGATGCGTAACTGGTTCCTAGAGGAGCTAGAAAGAAAAAGACATGGGGAGAACTCTTGATAACTATTTTAAATTCAAATGCTTAAGCGGATTAAAAAATAAAAATTTACATACAGATCAAGAGTATATAGATAGGTTGAATTATGAGATCTCTGTCATTCATAAGATGGGGTACTCTGGATACTTCCTAATTGTTCAAGACTTTATTAACTGGGCAAAAGAAAACGATATCTATGTTGGTCCTGGTCGAGGATCAGGAGCTGGTAGTCTCTGTTGTTATTGTTTGGGGATTACAAACTTAGACCCTATAAAACTCGGGTTAATTTTCGAACGTTTTCTAAATCCTGCTCGTTTATCTATGCCTGATATTGATGTTGATTTCGAGAAACGATATCGAGATAGGGTTATAGATTATGTTACTCAAAAATATGGTGACGACCGTGTTGCCCACATTGGAACATTTAATTTACAAAGAGCCAAGGCTGCGGTAAGAAATGTTGCAAGAACATTAGGACATCCTTACTCTGTAGGTGATGAGCTTTCTAGATTATTGCTAGAACCTATTCATGGTAAGCCACAAAAATTAGAAACTTCAATTGAAAAAGTTAAAAAATTAGGACAATATAGTAAATCAAATGGACCTGAAGGTGAAACATTACGCTGGGCTTGTAAGCTGGAAGATATTATCTCCAGTTCCGGGGTACATGCATCTGGAATTGTTATCTCAAATGATTCCTTGCACAATACTGTACCTCTATTCTTAGGTAGGAGTGGAGAAGTAACCACTCAGTGGGAAATGAAAAACATTGAACAGTATGGTCTGATCAAGTTTGATTTCCTAGGACTAGATGCTCTAAGTAAAATCCACAGATGTGTTGATTTAATTAAGGAACGACATGACAACGTGGGAGATTTTACTATTGATTCTATTGATCTCAACGATCCTGAAACTTACAAGAACCTAAGGCAAGGTAATGCAACTGGAGTCTTCCAATTAGAAGCAAGCTCTGGTATGAGAGACCTTCTTGTTCAGATTAGACCGGATTGTCTTGAAGATCTTATTGCCTTGGTTGCTATTTATCGTCCTGGTCCTTTAGGATCTGATTATAAAGAAACCTATCTTGATATTAGAGCAGGCAATAGTGAGCCAAAATATTTAATTCCAGAACTAGAACCCATTCTACAACCTACAGCTGGATGGATTATTTATCAGGAGCAAGTCCTTGAAATTGTTAAACAGCTTGCTGGTTTTAGTATGGCCGATGCTGATCTTCTCAGACGTGCCATCGGAAAAAAAGAAACCGACACCCTTAAAGAACAAGAAGAAGCCTTTAAAAAAGGCTGGGAAGCTAACGGTTATCCACTAGATAAGGCTAATAAAATCTGGGATGATATCGTTGCCTTTAGTGACTATGCATTTAATAAGAGTCACGCTGCAGCTTATGCTTACATTACATATCAAACTGCATGGTTAAAGACTCATTATCCAAGAGAATTTATGTGTGCAGTAATGATCTCTGAATCTGGCAACAGAGATGAGATGATTAAGTGCTTGGCAGAGTGTCGTCGCATAGGGATTAATGTTCTGCCTCCAGATATCAATAAAAGTAAAAATTTATTTTATGTTGATGGTGATGATAACATTCGCTTTGGATTAAGCCCCATTAAGAACCTCGGAGAAACTCCCGTTGCCACAATCATGCAGGAGAGAGAAGGGAATCCTTTTAAAAACTTTGAAGATTTCTCTCAGCGAGTAGACCTTTCTGTTATCAACAAGCTAAAAATTGAATCATTAGTTAAGTCAGGTTGTTTCGACTCTTTAGGTAGAAGTAGAGCCTCTTTGTTAGAGGCCATTACTCTTGTCTGGGATTACAGAAAAAATCAAAAATCCTATGAAAGAAAAATGGAGACCTATCATCGTAAATTAGAGGCATTTAATAAACGTCTAAATGATATTGAGAATGGAATACTATCTGATAAAGGCAAAACATTAAAGCCCTTTAAGCTTCCAGTTATGCCAGAAGAACCTGAGTTTCCAGAAATTAATTGTCTTCCAGAGCTAAGTGAAAAAGAATTATATCAAGCTGAATATGAGTTACTTGGGTTTTATATAACAAATCATCCTCTTGGAAATTTTGATCCAAAAAATTATTCTAAAAATTTCTTTAGTATAGATTCTTTAAAAGAATTTACCGGCAAAATTAAAGTTAATCTTGGTGCAGTAATTACAAATATAAAAGAGATTACAACTAAATCTAAAAAACAAATGGCCTTTTTTGTTTTAGAAGATCTTACGGGAAGTATTGAAGCAGTCTGTTTTCCTCGGAACTATACAAGATGCAAGGAGCACTTACAAGAAGGTGTACCCTTGGTCTTTATTGGCTCAACAGAGGTTACTAGTACAGAAAATGAAAAAATAACTAAATTTATCATTGAAAAAATACAACCATTAGAGTTAGAATCATTAGACACTGCAAGCAAAACAGTTATTGAATGCCCAATTGAACATATGGAAAAAATTATCAATTTAGTAAAGGAATATAAAGGCTCAACAAGTGAAGTTTGTTTAACGTTTATTGCTAAAGACAAAACAAAATTCAACCCCTTGTATTCTTTTGCAATTGATAATATTGAAAACTTTATAACTAAACTGGACCATATAAAAAATGGACAAAGACAATAACTTTAATTTTAACTTAATCTCATTAGGAATTGGAATTTCAATTGGGGTAGGCATTTTATATTTATTTATACATGCTTGGCCATTATTTATTCTTGCAGGTGCTGGATACTGTATCCACAAAGGACTTCCTGAACCTTCTAATGATGATGAAAAGGCAAAGGAATCCTCATGAAACATTGGACAGATCAAGAGATAGAAATTTTATCTCAATGCTTAGAGCTTAGCACTAAAGAAGCTTACTTAGAATTTTGTAATTACTTTGGTTCTTCACAAAGAACCTACGACTCTTTACAAAAGAAAATTAAAAAACTAAGAGATGCTTACTCAAACGAACCTGATGAGGATGACTTTGAAAATAATATTGAAACATTACTAAATCCAGGTTCTTTATTAGGACAGACAGACTTAGCTCAAAAGAAAAAAGAAAATAAAGAGAAAGCAAGGCTATGGCTGGAAGGCTTAGTTGATTTAGCTCAAACAGAATACACTACTTTAACTCACAAAATTCCTCCCCAAACTAATGGGACTTCTCTATGTTTGGTACTTTCTGACCTTCATTTTGGTAAACATACTAAGTGGTTTAATATGGAAGAGGCTAAGAAAAGATTACTTAGTATTCCAGATAATTTAAAGCTAAAAACAAGTAAACTTAATGACTTAGATGAAATCGTAGTTATTTTAGCAGGAGATCTGGTTGAAGGTGAAGACATTTACCCTACACAAAACAATCATATTGAATGCTCTGCAATTGAACAAACTCAGGTTTGTGCAGAATCTACTTGGGAAATGATATTAAAGTTTAGAGCTTTATTCCCTGATACTGTAGTTAGAATAGAAACAGTTCCTGGAAATCATGGTAGAGTTAGTAAGACTGCCAATGAAAAAACAAACTGGGATAATGTTGTCTATATGATTGTCAGCATGATAGCAAAAAAATATAATGATGATAAAATCATTATGAATTGCAACTTTGATACATTCCGAACCTTCTTAGTTAAAGATAGAATTGGAATGGCTAATCACCATGGAGTAAAACATACAGGAACCTCCAATATGAGAGAAAAGGTTGCTGGATGGATAGCTGGCAAGCAATTTGATTTTATGGTTCATGGTCATTGGCATGAGTGGCATGTAGGAAACTGGCTCGGACGTTTTGTGATGTGTAATGGCTGCATGTGTGGTCCTGACGATCTCGCAGAACAAATGGGCAAGGAGGATACAGCTAGACAGGGTTACTTCTTTGTAACACCTGAGGAGCCTATCTGGGGCTTTAGCTTCGTAGAATGGCCTCACTCAAACGATGAGACACTTGAATCAAGAAGAACTTAAGATTGTTCAAAGAATTAAAGGTAAGTGGGCAGAGATATGTAATGGCTTACTTAGCTATACGGGTTCTATGCGACCCTTATTAATGCTTGAATTTCAAGGCTACTTAGACTATTTAAAGGTAATAGAAAATCAAATCGCTTTCTGGGAGATGAAATCTCTAGACATAGAACATAAAACATGTGCTTACAGCCCTATTCAAAAAATTACAGAGCTAAAAGCAACTGGAATGTTAGAGATTTATTTGCCAGGTAAAATAGGAGAAGTTTCTATTTACCTATCCTATTTTAGCGAAGATAATACTAATAAATCTTTAAAGAGATGGGAGGCAATTATTAATGACATCGAGGACGGCTGTGATGACAAAATCTAAAGATTCACCAATGTTTACTTTGAAAATTGTTGAAGTAAAAGAACTAGACGACGGAACATCAGAAATGGTTTTAGATATTCCTGATGAATTTCAAATCTGGTTTAAAAAAGAACAAGGACTAAAGAGATGGTCCAATAAAAGATTTCAAGCTTGGCTTGAAGAGGCAATTGAAAAAAACTTATTAGATCTCTAAGGATAGATAATGAATAACTGGCAACAGGACGTGGAACAGTTCCACAAAAAGTTTGAACAAAAAATCGGGGATGACCCTGGTTTTTCTGATGAAGATACTATGAAATTACGAATCGCTCTAGTAGAAGAAGAAGTACTAGAGCTTAAGGAAGCTTGTGAAGAGAATGATTTCCCTTCATTCGTGGACGCAATAACAGATTCTATTTACGTACTCCTAGGTACCGCAATTGCAACAGGGGTGGACATTGAACCTATCTGGCAGGAAGTTCAAAAAACCAACATGGCAAAATCCCCTGGAAATAACAGAGCTGATGGCAAACTACTTAAGCCAGAAGGCTGGCAACCCCCAGACATAAAAACCCTACTGAAAGAGCAGGGCTGGAAAGAATAACTAGTGGAAGCTTACACTGGTGTTAAAGTTCTAGAAGTAGAACAATCTGTTATTAATTCTTTATATGAGAATAAAGTTATTCCTCTTTGGGAGGAAGTCCGAGACTGTCCCGAAAATCTATACGTTGTATGTAAAGATATTACGGGACAAAGCTCTTCCGCCTTAGCTAAGGTAGAAAAGGGAGAGCTTATTCTTCTTGATGTAAATATCTCATGTCAAAATCTTTATCCGAGAAATAAAGAACAACGTATGGCAATGGATGCGCTCCTTGATGATGAAATTAAAGTCGTCACATTGACAGGACGTGCGGGAACAGGAAAAACATTATTGACTCTAGCTGCTGCAATAGAGGCAATGGACAGAGAAAAATATCAAAGAATTATTCTTACCAGACCAATGAGCTGGGTTGGAAAGCATGGCTTAGGTGCATTACCTGGAGATGTGGATGAAAAGTTTAGACCATATCTACAGAACTATTTATGTAACCTAGAGTTCATGCTCGGGGGAAACCCAAATGCAGTTGTTGACCTAGTGCACCAATATAGAATTGAGTTTATTCCTATACAGTTAATTAGAGGAGCTTCATGGCATGACGCCTTTATTATTGCTGATGAAGTACAAACTCTTGACTATCATGAGATGGTTACTTTAGGAACCAGGGTTGCAGAGGGCAGTAAACTTGTTATCATGGGCGACCTAGGACAAAGAGATGAGAAAATTGAAATAGAAAAAACAGGCATCTATAAATTTGTGAATTCAAAAGGTGCCCAAAAGAGCCCCTTTGTTGCTTCACTTGAGCTGATAAAAAGTGAACGTAGCCCAGTGAGCCAACTGTTTGCAGATGTTTTTGAGGTATAATGGCAGGAGATTATGATTACGATAATTTTTCGTACATAGACATTAGCAGTCTAGGAACAAAAGTTTTATCCGTAACTTCCTCCACGCTACCCAATGAAGACGTTATTTATATTTATAGAACTTCTGATGGAACAACTGCAAGAATCAGAGGAACATCTTCAAAGTCAGATACCTCCAGAATTGATAGATTCAAACAAATAATTTTAGACCTAGAGGAATAACATGTCAGATCAAGCATTCGCCCCCAAGGAGCTTTCAGCTTCTAAGTTTAATTTAAATGAAAATTTTATGAAAGAATACGAAGGACAACAACCAGACTGGGGTCCTATTGGATATGTTACTTACAAAAGAACATATGCCAGACCAATCCTAGAAGAGAATCGATCAGAAGAGTGGTGGGAAACAGTTAAGAGAGTAGTAGAAGGAACCTATACTATTCAACGTTACCACTGTAAGAAGCTAGGTCTCCCATGGAATGCTAATAAAGCACAGAAATCTGCCCAGGAAATGTTTAAATTAATCTGGGACTTTAAATTTCTACCCCCCGGAAGGGGCTTATGGATGATGGGAACGGAATTCCTATGGAAAAAAGGTGGAGCCTGTCTAAATAACTGCTCCTTTGTCAGCACAAAGGCGCTTTCAACTGACTTTGCTGACCCATTCTGCTTTCTCATGGACATGAGCATGCTAGGAGTGGGTGTAGGTGGTGATACCAAAGGGGTAGGCAAGGTAAAAATTCGAAAACCTAAACCAGGTAAAGAACTATACACCGTAACAGACACCAGAGAGGGCTGGGTTGAGCTTATAAGAGACGTTCTTAATAGCTACGTAGGAAAGGGTATGTTGCCCTCAAACATCAGCTACGATCAAATTAGACCCTATGGACAGCCCATCAAGGGATTCGGAGGAACTTCCTCTGGACCGGCTCCATTAGAAAGACTTGTCCAGGATTTACAAGATATTCTTAATCCCATCATTGGAGAGCAGATCAACAGCACAGCTATTGTAGATATCTTTAATGCTATTGGTCGGTGTGTAGTCAGTGGAAATGTAAGACGTTCAGCTGAAATTATGTTTGGTGAAGCAAATGATGAGGAATTTTTAAGATTAAAAGATCCAGAAGTTAATCAAGAAATGCTTGATAAATGGCGTTGGACAAGCAACAATAGTGTATTCGTTGACGTGGGCTCAAACTATTCTAATCTTGCTAATATTACAGCAAAGAATGGTGAGCCTGGATACTTCTGGCTTAAGACAGCAAGAGAGTATGGTCGGATGTGTGATCCACCAGACTACAAAGACATGCTAGTCGAAGGAGCTAACCCATGTTCCGAACAATCTCTGGAGTCGTATGAGTTATGCTGCTTAGTAGAAACTTTCCCCGCAAGACATGGATCATTTGACGAGTATCAAAGAACTCTTAAATTTGCCTATCTATACGCGAAAACTGTTACTCTCGTTAAGACACACAACGAACGTACAAATGCTGTTATGTTACGAAACAGACGAATTGGGACTTCTCAGTCTGGAGTTGCCCAATCATTTACGAGACACGGCATACGCGAACATTTTCGATGGTGCGATGAAGGATACCAATATATCAGAAATCTGGACAGGATTTACAGTAGATGGTTGTGTGTACCTGAGTCGATTAAAGTCACATCTGTTAAACCATCTGGAACTGTATCACTTCTCCCCGGTTCTACTCATGGAATTCATTTCCCATATTCGGAGTACTACTGGAGAACAATTAGATTTGACAAGGGCTCAGCTATCACTGCGGCGCTTCGAAATGCTGGATACAGAATAGAACAAGGGGAAACAGAGACAACAGCAATTGTTTACTTCCCAGTTAAGGAAGAAAACTTTTCTAGATCTGTACAGAACTTAACCATCTGGGAACAAGTTGAAATTGCTGCACAGATGCAACACTACTGGGCAGACAATCAAGTATCTGTTACGATAAACTTTAAACCAGAAGAAGCTAAAGATATCAAAAAGATCTTAGAACTTTATGATCATAAATTGAAATCAATTAGCTTTCTTCCGTTTATAGAACACGGATATAAACATGCCCCTATTCAACCGATTACTAGAGAAGAGTATGAAGCTGCTGCAAAGAAGATTAAACCAGTCTTCTTACAGCAAGAAGGCGATACAAACACTGAAGCAGGTGGCAAATACTGCGACTCAGATAAGTGCACGATCTGATTGCATATTTTGTAAACCTGATAGAAAAATTCTCTGGGAAGATAAATATTTCTTTGCCATTTATGATAAATATCCTGTAAATAAAGGCCATGTGTTGCTTATTCCTAAGGAGCACATGGCTTCTCTCTTTGACCTACCATTAAGAACATTCATCTCTACCTTCCTTGCCTTGCATTCGATAAAGACTATACTGGATAAGCTTCACAATCCTGATGGATATAATATTGGAATGAACTTGGGTAAAGCTGCTGGACAGACTATAGACCATCTTCATATACATATCATTCCACGATATGAAAAAGATATAGAAGATCCCACGGGAGGAGTCAGATTCGTGATTCCTCACAAAGGAAACTATAAAAAACCAGGCTTTATTCCCAAAGGAAAAACTAAGAAGCCCAAGGTTAGGAGTTAAAATGAAAAATTTATTAACTATTTGCTTATTTACAGCAGGTATTTCTGCAGCAGCATTTGCTATTGCTGAGGTTCCCAGTAGCGAAGACTGGCAATCACAAGTAGAAGCACCTACTGTTGAAATTTCTGATTCAGAAACTAAGCAAACAAATTTACCAATTATTAATGAGCCTTTAGTAGTAGAAATTCCAGAAGGAAATGATATGAATGAGGTAGTAGTACTAGGTGTGCAAATGCTAGAAGCAATTCAAGCAGGAAAAATCCAGTTAGTCATGGGCTTGTTGCTTATGATTCTTATCTGGACGCTCAGAAGCTTCTGGTCATCTTTCCCTCCTGATGCAGTCCCCTGGATTACAGCAGGAATTGCAGTCTTGGGCTCAGCAGCAGTTGGAATGACTTCTGGTTGGCCATGGGAAAGAATTTTAGCAGATGCCTTAGCCATCTCTACATCAGCAGGTGGTTTATGGAGTTTAATTGGAAAGCATATTTCTAGTTTAGCAAAAAAATAATTTAAAGTTCAAGGTGTAATATGAGCAAGGTATCTCGTAAATGTCCGATTTGTGATGGTAATTTTATAGTCGTTATGATAAATGAATCAACCAACTGGGCTTGGCCTGAGTGTTGGAAGTGTGGGTTCTCTGGACACACACCAGAAGACAAAGAAGCCATGTCTATTGATTTGGATTTAAATTCTCATATGGATGGAATTCAACTCTATAAAGAGGGGGTTTCATCATGGGAAGAGTACCTTGTTCTCCTTGAAGAACAGACAACAAAGAAAGAGGACAATTAATGTCTAATGTAATTGATTTACCAAATAAAGAAAAAGAACAAATGGATTCGATTGTGGATTCATTTAATGAAGAGCCAATGCCTGAAGGCAAAGACGGCATTAATGTTGAGATGATTAAGCGAGGAATCAAGGGTGGATTATCTATGCTTGATAAAGCAATCGAAACATATGATGCAGATTCAGGCTATCCTGAGATGTGTAATATGATGAACTCTATCCAGAAAACTTTAAAGAATATGGATGAGTTTATTGACATGCTTCAGCATGATACCGTTGGTGTCATCAAGAGTATGGAGTCATCTATTGCTGGTCAGTGGACCACGCAAGCACATCTACAAACACTCATTGAAACACTGAAAGCAAATGCTGTAGTAACCGATGAGGAGCTAGAACAAACTTGGAACAAGCTTATCCCTTCCTTAATGCAGGATATGCAGGCTAAGAGCCCACAGTAAGTTCTATATATTCACCTAAAACATAACGAATTTCAGTAACATTATTTTGAGATCTAATTACATTAGATAATGTATCCGCAATCTCTTCTACTGATTTCATATGTAAATTTTTTATCCCCGGAACAGCCACTTTAACAGTGGTTTGTTCTGGAGGATAAGATAAACTATCTTTCATTAAATCTTCTTGAGTTTTTTTAATTTTGTAATCCATTATGACTACTATCCTTTAGCTTTGTTAGTATTGAACCTAAATGTTTTTTAATCATTCGGGAATCTTTTTGTACGATGCGAGCAATTTCTTTTAAATTCTTATCTTCATTAAATCTTAAGAAAATTAAGTATCTCTCATAAGGAGAGAGATCTGCTAACAAATTATAATTAACACCCTTGATTAGAAAATTCAAATCTATTTTAAAGTCATATTCTAGCTCTTCTTCAGGATATACAAATTGACATTCTCTTATGATATTTAATTCGTATTTTAACCAATCCCTGATACCCCAGATAGATCTATAGGTAAGATAGCCACGTATACTTGAGGTTGGCTTTGACTTATTAGAATAATATTGATCTTCATAACCAAGCCACAACAAGGATAGTTGCTGCTCAATCTCTTCCCTTGTTAGAACAAGGCTGCGTTTTCTGGTTTTAAATAGTTCGTGAAGATTTTCTTGGAGGGCAACTAGGCACTTAGCTTTTGGATACAGCTCTTGATCCCAGTAGGTATCATAAGTAATATTGACTAGATCTTCAAAGAGATCTTTAAAATTTTCTAAAACATTCATTATTCCCAATTAGGGATAGTGTCTTTATATTTTTTATCGAGTTCATTGTAGTATGCCATAATAGGTACACCTATATCTATAAAGAATTGATCCGCTTTAGTTCCGCGCCGACCAACGACTGCCCGTAGTTTCTTAAATTCCTTAGGATAAAACTTCTTAAATCTGCGTACAGCAGTCTTACCCTTTGGATCAAGCTGTCCCTTAACTTCAAGCCATAAGGTTCCAACCTTGAAATCAGGCAAGTAAGAAACAGTTCCATGCTTAATGCCATCAAAAAAGAAAACTTCGGGTTCATATTCCCATCTCCTGTTTTTATAGTTTAACCAACGAGCTACGTTTGCTTCCCATCTGGAACGCATGAACTGCCCGTCTAAGTCTTTTCTCTTACCAATGTAAGATTTTTTATTTCTTTTAATGGTAGTAATTTTACCATCTATTTCATCTAATTTTTTATTAATAGCATTTCTAGACTTAGCCAATGCTATAGTCAGTTGATTAATAGACATCTCACTTCTATTCTTCTTAAGATAATCTATCTCAACTGGACTCCATTTGACCTTGCCTCTAAACATCAGAACTCCTGCGAGAGATAACGTTGAAGGGCTTTTTTAGATTGTGGGCCAAACAATCCATCGACTTTACCTGTATAAAAACCATTAGCTCCAAGTACAATTTGCATAAATCTAGCAATGTTTCCTCTCAATCTGTCTAAGTCAACTTTAAGTCCTGGACATGTCTTTCTTAAACGCTTACTGCCTTTAAACATTGTCCAGCCAGTACCTTTTAATTCTCTATGCCCAACGACCTTATCAGGAGTTAAGCCCAACTTCAAACAAATTTGTCCACAATGGACTTCTAATGAGTGTAAAAGTTTACGCTTAGGGCCATAGACATCTTGCCCCTTCTTGTTGCTACAGCGATAAATAAGGGCCACAGCAAGGGAACCTCCGTTCCACATGCCAGCATGCCAAGAGACTTCTTCATAAGGGAGTGTGTGATATCTTTCACCGTCAGTTCCTATCATATCGTGATAGGTAATGGCAGCGCAACCTGTATCTGAGATATGATTTGGTTCTATATCATACTCTGCAATTCGTTGGGGAGTGGTTGTCCAATCAGTTGTATGGACAACTATCCTTTTGATTTTTGAAAGGTCTCTTTGTTTATAAGTTTTTGTGGGATGTCTAGGAAGTTCTTCACTTAAATCTATCTCATCTGTCATATGTATTAAGTCTAAAGCTTCTTGATATTTATTCATTTTGTTTTTTGATACTCTTGAGGTAGAGGTATCTTTCCCTCCTGTAATTTCTTTGGCGCTCCTTAAGTTCTTTATGATATTCAGAATTATCTCTATTAGTTTTTGCCATCTCATAACACTTTTTATTATACACTTGTTTTTTCTCTTTGGCACTTAATTCTCTAGAGTAATTCCCAGCTCCAGGACCAGGACCAATAGCTTCTATTTTAGATTCCACCAGATCTTTAGTCAGCTTTTCCTCGTAACTTATTCTAATTAAATGGATTCCTTGAGAAGCACAGAGATCTTCTTTCTTTTCATCTAATATCTTGCCTCGTAAAAAGGCATCTTTATTTTTATGGAAAAAGGAGTTCTCTTCTGTATGTTGTACCCCATCATACTCGAAGCCTAAATTTAAATCAGGGATGTAGAGATCAAGATGAAGCTTATCTCCTACAGGGTATTGTTTTTGTAGTGATAATGAAGGATAGATCTCCCGCAACAGCGTAAAAAGTATCTCTTCTCCTCTGGAATTAATTCTCTTTACGCTGGATTGCAGGTTTAATTGTGCGCAGATAGCTCTGACACCACTAACTGGTCGAGACAAAACCTCTGCTAGTTCTTGATAAGTGTAAGTATCTTGTCTCTCTAATAGTTTTGTTAATATTTCTTTCTCTTCTTCTGTCCATCTCTTTGACATTTAATCCTCAGTAAAATTTATAGTATTCAGGGTCTTCAAATATTGCAGTAACAACATCCTTGCTCACCTCAAAATCATTTGAATCCCAATCTGGATACTCATGTTCTTCTAGACCTTCCTCAAGATGCTTTAGAACAATTAAAGTTAATTCTCGTTTCCTGAGCAAGTCAGGAGATTCTAGGTCGTTTTTTTCATGAACAACTTCTTCAAAACGACTCTTCCATTGATTATCTACCATAGTCTTATTCCTTGCTCAAAGGCTTCATGTCCCCTCTCTTTCATATCTAATAGGTTTTTGTCCATAACCCATTGAGCTAGATCATTTGCAAGATTATCATCATCAATAAATTTTAAATTTGCAAATACATCTTCTTTGTAATTTACTGTATTTAAAACAGCTTCTTCAATATATGCTTTTCCTTTAATCTCTCCCCTTACTCCAACCATCACAACGAATTCTCTTAAGCCATATCCAATTGTTGCTAAATGGATTAGGTGTTGATTTCCAGGCATAGGAAAGATATTTTTATTTTTAATATAGAATCGCATATTTTATTCTTCAGGTTTCGATCTTATGTCTCCTTCTCCCTCCAGTGTATCCAACAATTGATCATAAGCATCTCCTCCTAGATCCCTTGTTGAATGTAAAATACGCGGCTCTAATAGCTCTTCACAACGTATACATTTTAACACTACATAGCTCATCTCTCCAGCAACTCCTGGGACTTCTTGTCCTAAAATCACATTGTGATCAGAAACAAAACGCCCCACTCTAAATTGCTGAAACCATTGTGAGCTACACTTTGGACAAGCTACGCATTCTTTTTTCTTGGCCTCTTGCGCTCTCATTGTCGCATTATTCATTCTTTCAAAATCAGTATATGTTTGCATTGTCTTCTTCCTTTCTTTTTCTGCAATTGCATTCAGGAAAAGGTGGACCTCCGTCCTTGAAATTCCATCCAGTTCCTTCACATTTAATACATTCAATCGTTGGCTCAGTATCTTCATCTTTTAAAGTACCGATAACTTTGCCGTTCTTATCTTTAATTTTCAACATTGTAGTTCCTTATGGATTACATTTTTCATAAAACTTACAGCTAGTACAATTCTCTGTGATTGAGGGATAGTATAGCTTTCTCTTTATGATCCTGCACATATTGTCTATATATCTGCTTGTCTTATTTAAAGAACTTCTATCATATTTTACTATATTGATATCTAACTTGCCTCTTTTTCCAAGAGATAAGCACTGCATTGTTACCTCTTCACACTTCAAATGTTCACTTACTAGCCATGCTAAACCTCTAGTTTCTATATCATTGAAGTGTTCTTTTTTTGTAGCATAGACATTTGTATTTATTTGAGTACATACTATAGGGTTTCTTAAATTTATCACCGCAGCTTTACCTTCAACAAAAATACCTGAAGTTTCCACGCCTAGTGGAACATTTGTAAAGGCTTCTGTTGACCATTGCAAGTAAATCTGATCATACCAAGCCCCTATTGCCATTAGAATATACTCAGAGGTTTTCTTTGCAGCACTGTATTGTTCTGAACAATATATATTACAATTTTTAAATACCTCTCTATCAACCCAACTAACAATCTTTCTCCAGTCAGCACGATAAGAAGTTTCCATAACTTGTAATATTCCTTTAGAGATTACGTTAGAAACTATTCTTTCTTGTTCTGTAGTTAAGTCCTCTTTGTTTTTTTGATCTAAACAAAAAGCTAAAGGACACCTGGAAAAAGTTTTTAATTGTTTAAGGTCGATTTTCACTTTCAACCTTCACTTTCACAAAGTTGATTTTCTTATCTGTTACCAGCTGTTGTAGGGCTTTCTGATCCTTAGATAGTCTCGCTGATTTACCTGTCTTCACATCTATAAAATCGATATAACCTTCCTCGGTTTCTTTATCGAATTTAATTCCAATAAAATCTACAATATTACCAAGCGGAATAATCCTGTCATAGTTAGCTTTTAATTCTACGTAGCCTATGAGTTCTCCAAGAGCCCCCTTCTTAACATTAGAAGAAGAGGTAATACTCTTTAGGACTTTTTCAGGAACTTCCGAAACAATTTTTTCAAGCTCACGCATGTTATAATTAATAACGTTATTGGCTTGCGTATTAATTTCATCTTTCAATTTCTCCCGTACAGAGTCTTCTATTCTTTGTTTATACTTATAAATTATATAAATAAAAGTACTCAGGGAGAAACTCGTAATAAAAATCCATTCAAGTATTGTCACAAATTAGCTCCTAATATCAAACCAAACCCCCACTCATTATCTGCTAAACCATAGTGTCCAAAAGGACCGATCCATAAGTTTGTAAACAGTGGAATGTCATTACCTATATTATACAATACAGGTGTTAAGCCCACTGATACTTCTTGTCCTAGATCTAGGGACAATCTTAAGAATTTCCATGCAAGATCTTTGCTTGATAAGCCATAGCTCATTGCGCTGATACCTACGGAAGCTAAGCCTTCCCAGTTTAAATTCCCAATTGTACTATTTCCTCTAAGTCCTAGCCCGACACCTATATCCATATGTGGATCCCACCAAGAAAATCTTGGAGTTCTTTGATCATCAATAATCATTTTGAAATCTTGAACTTCAAATTCTCCAATTGCAATTCCATTGTCATCTACTTCATATAACTTTACATAGTTATTTATTGCTCCACTTGGAGTAATACTCTCTATAATATTAGCTTTTAATTTTAGCTTTAAATTATAAGAGATATCCACGGGGATAATTCCGGCATCAGTAACTCTTGGAGTAACTGAGCAACCAATAATAATACGATGGTCTTTGTATCTAATCGAGAAAGGATCCAATGCACCCAATTCTTCACCTTTTGCAACATATAATCTTCCTTCTTCAAGCAAGCCTAGTGACGGACATTCTGCCACACTTACTGTATTGATTATTTCTACTCTTGTTTCTATTTTACGAGACACTTCTACATCATATCTTGCCTTAAGCTCTCCATATCTGGTTAAGAGGGCATTCCTCTCCTTTATTTCTTTCTTGAGATGCTTCTCTAGGTGTTTGATATGTTGTGAGGCGTCTCCAAATTCACTTTCTGCCCTACCTATTTCTAGATTTGCTTCCATTAATTTTTTATTTAATTCAGAGCTTACTTCTTCTGCATGCAATTTATCTAATTTCATTTTAACTACAAGGCCACCACACAAAACTAAACCTAGTGTTAATACTCCTATTATTAGGTATTCTTTCATTTTAAATCTCCTGTGGTGGCTTTGAATTATTTGTGTTCACCCATTCCCATCTTTTCAATCCATTCGGGAACATTTCTTTTTGTGTAAGAAAGAATGTCTGATTTCTCTCCGAGATAGTAATCTCTATATGCCTTTACTGGATCATTACATTTGAAATGATCTGGGACACACTGAACTGGGGGTGTCATTCCCACGGGTTCTCTTACTTTAGCTCTTTGGTTTCTGTCTCCTAGGTTTTTAGGATAAGAGTCTAAAATTATATGCTCGGAAGCATGACCACCGTTAGCTCCTTTAGAATACCTGTAAGAATATTCTTTGCATAGCTCTATTCCTAGTTCTCTTAACCACATGAAATTTCCATCAGCCTCAGCTGCCCATTTTACACATGGGTGATTCGGGGTACTTGAAGTATAACCGTAGGGAATTCCACTTTCTCTCATTACTGTGCATAATATTTTTGCTATATCTGGAATTTGTTTCAAAACATGCTTGTCACAATGATATTGGGCGCATGTTTTTGGATCTTTATCAAGAATAAAAATGTTCATGGAACTACCTCTTTTGGATCTAAGCCCAAATAAGTATTAACACATGCTTCAAAATACTTATTGCATCTATCTATATTTTCATAACAGATCATAAGTTCTTTTGACATATCGTCTATGACTCTAGGTGATACGCATTGCTGTTGTGCCTCTATAATAGAGGGTACATAGTTGGCTACACCCCATGCTAGTGCAATGGCTGCCAATAGGCCAATGAACATTAGTTTGACTCTAAAATCTTTCATCCGAATAAACTATTCCTTTCTCCTGCTTTCTCATAACTAGTGGCTGCATTCTCTTCGGCCTCTGCTTCTTTAGCGAGAATAATGCTCTCGTCTATATTCTTAAAGTCTGAATAGTCCGGGTAGAATTCAAACCATAGTTTGTTTTTAAATCCACTTACTTTATTTTTACCAATATTTAATTCAATAATTGGCATTCGTACTGGATTACCTTCAACTAAAGCTGTGTGAAATTTTGCTGCATCATCTCCCTTTTCATGCACCTCATTGTGCAAGTGGGCAATGATGTTGGCATCATATTCTATTTGTTTTGTCTCAGAGATATCTTCATTGGTAGCCTTACGACCACCCTGTGTCTTTCTGTATTCAATAGTAGTGATAACTGCGATGTGATGCTTGGTTGCCAAGTTCTTCATCATGTTACTTACCTTTTTGAAACGAACACGTTCATCTCCTCCACCACCAAAGTCGTGAAGCTTGTGAAAGTTATCTAAGATATAGACAATGTTTCTATTGGGATATTTATTTTTAAAATGTCGGATCTGTGCATCCGCATAGGACAAACTATTCCCATTGTTTGCATCCCTAAGAATGATTCTTCCATCATCGATAAGTGATTCAAATACATTATATCCCATATCTCTTTTCTCTAAAAGCTCATCTCCATATCCAGTTCTAAGATAGTAATTAGGATCCATAACCTGATTCAGTGTTAACTCTCTGCTTCCTTCTGCAATAGAAACAAACTTAGGTATAAGCTGCTCAGCTGTATCGTCAATGCTATGATAGATAACCAATGCATCGTTTTGTTTTTTATGTCTTGCAATTTCAAATGCCATTTTACATAGAAAACTTGTCTTTCCTGCGTTGGGATTCCCTCCCAGACAAAACCAAACATCTTTTTTCCAGTCTCCAGCTAGTGCATTTTCTAGTCTTTTTAAATCCTGGCCCAAAACAAAGCCACTAAAGCTTCCATCTTTAGCTTCTTCGTATTCTCTTCTTCCTCTGACAAGTGAAAGACAGGATTGTTCGGAGAAATTATCTTCATCATATTTATTTGCCAAGTTGTATAAATCATTAAGTGCATCCTGTAATACAAATTCAATTTGTGATGGGTCTCTCTGGATTAAGTTGACCATCTTGTCAGTAATATTCTGACGTTCTCTAGCTTTCTCAGCTTCTCTAATGTTTTGTAGACGTTCCAGCTCTGACTGAATTGCCTTGATGCTAATGCCTGTGGCTTTCGCTAAGATCTCGCACATTTTTTCTTGTGCAATATAAGAGGTCTCATTAACAATAAGGGGGATCATATTCTTGCAGATGATCTCTTCGTCTTCATCCTCTGCAAACCTGGACAATCTCCACTCGAAAGCTGTCCATTTTCTGAGCTTTTTAAACTCTTCAACACCTTGTTCTCTAATGAATTCATCAGGATCCTTACCGTCAGGGATCATTATGATGTGAACTCTCAAGTCTTTGTGACCTGCTAGTGTTGTATCTAGAATAGATTCAATACGATTCTGTCCAGCCTCATCTCCATCTAAGCACAAGATAATGTCATAAAGATTGTATTGTTTAAGTAAAAACAATTGATCCAGACTAAATGCTGTACCCCCAAGGCCTACTGTATTCTTAAGCCCATGTTGAGCTGCAGTAATTACATCAGAATAACCTTCAAATATATATACTGATTGCTTACCCTTCTTGCGCTTCTTAAGGAGACAATCCAATCCGTATAAACGAGTACTCTTTTTGTAGATATTACACTTAACACCTGTATGTTTTTGATTCACATACTTGGCACCGTTAGATCTATCTTCTTTGTATTCTAGATTTCTAGAGGCAAAGCCGACAGCTCTTCCACCAGGATCTTTGATGGTAAAGACAAGCCTGTCTGGTCCAAAGATTTCTTTTCTGCCCAAGTCTACATCATCTTGGAACCTTGCTGTGAAGCCTAGATCCTTCATGTGTTCTCTGAAGTCTCTGTAGCTTCCAATACTCCCTACACCATATTCTTTGCAGATATCCTCTGACCAACCACGCTCTACGATTGCTTGATCGAATAACTCTGGTTTGTTGCCCATGGTGAGGTAGTCGCATGCATTCTGATATGCTCGATACGTATCTAGTTCATAGATCTCTTCCTCTGTGAGAGGCTTATGCTTTAATTCTAAGCCGTATTTCTCAGCAAGATATGCTAGGTTCTCAGTTATGAAACCAACACCCACTAGAGGCTTATTCTCTAGGTAATGTGCAGCATGAAAGATGTTTCCTGAGGCACCACAAGAGAAGCAATGGAATACATCTTCTCCAGGAACCACTCCCGAAGAAGGGTTCTTGTCATCATGTGCTGGATTTATGCAGCAAAATAATTTAGAGGGATCTATTCCCTGCTCATCTAGATACTCTGGTAGGTGTGGAAGGATTTTTTCAATCACTTCCTCATAGTTTTCAATTTTCATGGAATACTCCCCTGGTTAAGACCAGCAAACATTTTTAAAAGCACAGTAGCTGCAATTCCAATCACCAATTTGCTCATGTGGTCCTAGCTTTCCAGCTTTCCACTTTGCATATTTAGTTTTTGCAACTTTACCTTTTTTATAGAAGTCCTCTATCTTTTCATTTGAATAAAATAATTCAAAATCATTTGGTGGAACTAAGTCATTATCTAAAAAGGTTTGTAACTCTTGATATCTGTTATAAATATCATTAACTGTAAATGATCGAACGACTTCCCCTTCAACCTTCGGATAGATAATATCTCCTTCTTCATGAAGTTCAACCTTGAAGGTACGTCTTTTTACAGAGTCTCTAGCAAAGTAAACGATTCTGAAGTAGGGAAGCCTGTCCTTAAAGAAGTTCAGATAAATAAGTGTCTGTAATAAATGAGGCATTTTTGGAAATGCCTTAGTGCTTCTATTCCCAAAGAGTTCTTTCTCTGCAAAGTATCCATAGAAAGACTTTACCTCTGCACCATATACAGTTCCATCTGGTTCCATCAGTAGAGCATCTAGCTCTCCTGAGATTCCAGCTTCAGCATCAACAAACTTTACATTATTGTCTACCCAGATTCCCATCTCTTTCCAGAGATCAATTAGAATCTTTTCAACACCAATTCCTTGTTTGAAAATGTACTCAGATCTGGCACTATTTGGAATTCTTTCAAACTCATGGCTACTGCATCTAAAGTATGCAGCACGCATACATCCACCATGAACAACTCTATCTCCATGTTGATCATAAGTAACGACTGAGGCTTCTGAGGGGTAAAAGTTTTTAGCTCGGGGAGCTTTGAATTTAGGGCGGGTTAAATGTTCGTCAACGTGTCCGAACAAATCATAATTATCGTAGGCCATGCAATTCCTTTCTTTAAAAAGCATTGGCAGCTTGTGTTTCTAATCTAGTTGATCTACTTGCGGGATGCAAGGGTTAATCAATCTTTTCTACTCTTACTTTCACACTAACATCTATATCTTTTATGATATCTTTTAAGGCCGCCTCTATATCATGTGTGATCTGGGCTGCGCTTTCACTATTCTTTACAGACCCAGTGACATGTACCACTACCTGAGTCTTAAAGTTTAAATCGTTTATCTTTTCATGAGTTTTCAACTGTGTCACATCCTTTGTGTGCCTGATGTGTGTCCTTGATAGTATGCCAAGGACCCTCATTACAACAATAAAGGAAAAAAATATGATCATACCTAGCAGTCCAAATGCCATCTCTAGGATATCCATGACCCAATTCCTTCATTGTAATTCCTTTATATTTTGAACCAGTCACTCCCATTGCAATATACAGTTAGACTACCATAGTCTTCTTGTATATGAACTTCAAACTTATTATTGATTGAGCTTGGAGTTTCTGCTCTTATTGTTATTGGATATTGACTGGCCTGTCCTTCTTCGTCTTTTATTATAAGAACTCGACCTTTTATATTCTCTGAGTTAGGTATCGTAATCTCTACGTTATTATGCTTAACCTTCTCTATACCTATGATACAGTCTTTTCCTTCTATTGTATATAGGCTGTCATCTATTCCTTTGTATTGCAAGCCTAAGCTACCTCCTATATGAAGTAGACAGTTTGTCGGCTGTCTCCCTATACCTATATTACCTTTATCAGATATTACAAATCTATCCTTATGATGTATGTGGATCTTAAATCCTGCGCACTCATCTATATGAATAAAGGCCTTGCAGTCGTCACTATCGTAACCAACTTTAAAGCCATCATCCGGGTAAGTTCCTGTAATTTTGTTTGAGAAATTGATACTAGGGGAAAGATCTCTATCGGAAGAAATCTCTGTAGTATTTATTTTTAGTCTATGGGCGACGAATGGTTTCTTTGCCATTCCCTATTCGCAGCAGCATACTTCTGAACAACATTCGCAAGTTCCTGCCTTGCAACATTCAGTAGTAACGCAACTACATTCACATTCTTTTGCGCTCATTAGGGTTCCTCCTTACTTTAATAGGTCTGGGTCTGGGAGAGCGTGTTACATCGACAAGAAATTTAAAGCCGAGTAACACAACTCCCCCAAGCAATACCACTGTAGCATGAAAGATAGTTAGTGGTAGACCCTCAAACATTATGAATCTTCCTTAATTAAGGTTGCTGTTCCGTCAGGAGCTACGTAATAAAGTCCACTTGTTCCTCCAGCTGTGCTTGCAGTTAGCTGCGCTGTTGGAGGGGTGAAGTTTCCTGTATATTGTGCTGCTTTTGTGATACGGACATCATCCATGTATCCGCTGAGAGGTGATCCTCCAGCCTGTGCTCCTAATTCAAATGCTAAAGAAGAATTACCTAAAGACCAGTTGCTTGGAAGAGTCGTATCTGAAGTTGCCGTTCCATTGACATACATCTTTAGTGATGTGCCATATCTAACAGCTGCAAGATGAATCCATTGACCACTACTAAGACTATTTGAATTTATATTGTTGTATGTCCAACCAGCTCCAGAGCTAACATAGATACCAACAGTTCCATCAAGCCAAATAATCATAGAGGAATTAGAGCTAGCACCTGGATTAGATTGGTTAATTATCCCTTGTCCTCCAGTACCGTTCAGATAAACCCAACATTCAGCTGTCCAGTCTCCTGAACCAAAATTCCAATCTTCGGAATCTGCTATTGAAACTGTGCTTCCACTAAATTTTATAGATTTAGAGCCATATTTAGCTTGTTCAGTACTTGTTGTTGTGCTGCCATTATAGCTAATACTGTGACTAGACTGAGAGCCGTCAGTAGATGTATCTCCTGTGAGCAATAGTTTTACGTTTCCATCGGGTGTACTTTCTCCACTTCTATCCCAGTGAACCATTTGTCCTGTTGAATCAATTCCACTTGGAGCTGAAGTTATAGTTGGAAGCTCTACACTCGTGGTAGTTGCACTTGCACCAGCTATTAGTGGGGACACTGTTCCTGAAGAATTCTTAACAAACATACCACTAGAGGTGGCATAAATGCTTGAAGAATTTGCTACAGTATCAGGCTCGTTACCTTCTGTAAACTGCAAGCTTCCTACTGGGCTGCCGTTATCTTGTATTGTCCCTTGTTTGACACCCTCTACGATGTCCCAAGCAGACCCATTCCATCTGTAGGTTACCTTGCTTGTTGAAAATTGTTCACCTACTGCGGGTGATGTTGGAAAATTTGCCATTCTAATTTGTCCTCCTAATTAGCTAATTTTTGTTTTGACACCACTGGGGTCTCTATAAATTAATCCACCTGAGTCAAAGGACTCTGTGGAAGGTGTAAAGTTTGAAGTATACCTAGCGGTTTTACTAAATCTCCAGTTCTGAATATTTGCATCAAGATACCAGTGACTTCCTGAATATTGATAGCCAATGTACATTCCTCGATCAAAGTTCTGAATGTTTGGAGCATCACCTTGACTTCCGTTTGAAAAGGTTAGTGATTTAGCTACTCCATCAACATAAATTGACCAGTCTCCTGAACTTCTAACAATAGCTACATGCTGCCAAGTGTTATTGGTAAAGCTGCTTGCTCCTGCATTAAATTCAATTTGTGAAGAACCCCCTTCAACGTAGAAGAAGATTAGCTTTCCTCCCTGCCCATAGAATGCGAATCTATTGTTAGTGGTTCCATCAAACATGAATGAAATTGGTTCAACAACTCCAAATGTAGGCTTGATCCAAGCCTCGATTGTAAAGTCGCCAGTTCCAATATGAAAATCATCATGATCATCATACTTTAAGAAGTTGGTCTGTGAACTTTGCCACTTTAAGCTGCTGTCTCCAAAATGCTTTTCTGATGTATCAACCGTAGCATCTGTATCTGCAAGAGTTTTTCCAGTAAGACAAGTTAAAGAGTCTCCTATCAGGGCTGCTTTTGTATTACTGTCCTCTCCTGCAGCTACATATAATGCTGGCTTCCCTGCCACTTTGAAGGCAGTTGTTGAGGGTGTAAAAGCTCCAGTATATCTAGCAGTATCTGAAAATCTAAATTCATCCATGTAAACATTTGGACCTTGATTTCCTCCTCCATAATAACCACCAATCCATAAAGGTTCAGAACCCATTATTGTTGTTAAGTTATGTGTAGAAGCCACACTTCCACGAGCAATTCCATCGATATAGATTGTCATTGTTCCTGACGCTCTAACATATGCAATATGATGCCATTCATTGTCTGTGACAGTTTGTCCAGAGGTGGTCACCGTATCAACCCATGATGAACCATTGAGATATCCCCAAAATACATTTCCTCCGGAAATATATGAGGCTAAGATAACCCAGTCTCCCGTGCTTCCAAGTACGAACACATAATCTTCACCGCCATCATTTGGCTGCTTATACCATGTTTCTATTGTGAAATCTCCAGTTCCTAATTGAAAGGCAGAATTTCCTGCAACTCTTAAGACTTCTGAGTTTCCATCAAAATATGCAGAAGAGGTACCAATTTTCTTATTGCTGGTTACCATCTTAACATCAGTTGCGGTTCCATTTTCAATTCTTGCTTCTACAGTATGTCCATAGTTAGAAGAATCTACAAACGTTTGAGAGTTATTATCTCCTTCAAAGTGTAGCAATAATAATGTACTTGTATCTGCGGTTGCAGCAGGTTCGTCACCTTCTTTTAGTTTCCTTCCAGCTATAGAGGTTGTATCTAATTTGGTAAGTGTTCCATCAGAAGATTTCATTACAAGACCATTCTTATTTACAAAGAGTGCTCTTTCTCCGCTTCCAAGAACTGGGCTACCCCAACCTCTAACATCAATCAAATCATGTTCTACTGATTGAGGAGTAAAGTTTGCTGTATAACGAGCACTTGTTGAGATACGGAATTCATCCATATAACCAGTCATTGATCCGTTGAGTGCTCCATCAAACCATTCTCCTCCAATAATTAGTGTTCCACTGAAGGTAGCAGAATTAGTTGTAGATCCAATTGAAACCCCATCTTTATATAAAGTCAAAGTTGAGCCACTTCTTACAACTGCAACATGTTGCCATGAGTTTACAGTCACATCTTCAGAGCCCTGAATGAGCAGTGAATTTACAGTCCCGTTACCGGTATCGACTCGAAGACTTGGAGTTCCACCGCCTCTAAAAAGTTCAAAACCACTAGTTTGCTTAATATCTCCAATAGTCATTAGCTTACACAGGTTCGCTGTTGTTGGTTTAATCCATGCTTCAACTGTAAAATCCCCATCAAGTGTCATGGAGCTTGTAGAAATATAATCTCCACTTCCATCAAAATATATAGCTCCTGTACCAAACTTGGTATTTTCATTAGAACCTGTAGAACCTGAAGAAGTAATCAATGCATCTCCATTAAGAGTTAAGGTGTGATTCCCTTTCTTATCTAGAGGTGTCTTTGTATCCTCTATTAGAAATGCAGAAGTATATCTTGCACTGCTAGAAATACGGAAGTCATCAAGGTATCCATTAAGTGGACTTCCTGAATAACTACCTGTCCCCCAGACTCCTAAGACTACAGGGGCTCCAAAGTTTGCAAAAGCAGTGGTGTCTGTAACTGTGCTACCTACCTGCGTGCCATCGACAAATAACTTGAAATCATTTCCGCTTCTTGTAACTGCAACATGATACCATTGTCCTGTAGATGGGGTCCATGCTCCTTCTACCAGGATTGTTGGGCTTCCCCAGCTTCCTTCTGCATGTTTAAATGTTAAACCATTTCCAGAATTCATATAACCAAAGGCCCATGCATTGTTGTCGTTTACAGCTTGACATGCAAACCAGGAATCTTGAATTGCATTAAAGCGTACCCAAGTTTCAATTGTAAAATCACCTGTTAATTGGAAGTCATCTGAATCAGCAATAGAGACATAGTCTCCATTGCCATCAAATGATAAAGAATATGTTCCAAATTTCTTTTGAGCTGTACTTAAAGCTGCATTTCCTGACAGAGTTACACTATGGGAATTTGAACTTTGATCACTAGGATAAGTTACTGCATCAAGATAGAAGTTACTAGTGTATCTTGCCGTATCTGAAATTCTAAAATCATCAACATAACCATTGATTAAGCCTGTGTATACATTAAGAGGAGTTCCTCCAATATTGAAGTTGTGCCCTGCAAAACTAGGATTATACGCATCTGTAGTTGACATTCTTTCTGTGCCGTCTACCCAGATTTTAGTTGTTCCGCTAGATCTAGTTAAAGCACAGTGATGCCATTCATTGTCATCAAGAGCTGCATGACCAGAAGTTGCAGCAAGCGCTAAGTAAGCATTGTCGCTAGAGTTAGCTGCAAGGAGTCTTAAGGTTCCATCAATTTGTATTTGCATACCAAATTTGGCGAATGCTCCACTATCATGTTTAATCCATAGATACTGCGCATAGGCTGTGATATTAGGAACTTTAAACCAGCATTCAACTGTAAAGTCTCCATCTGCTCCAAATTGGAGATCAGAATGATCTGTGATGGCTACGTAATCATTGTCTGCTGCAAAATATAAGGAATGTGTTCCAAATTTCTTTTCTGCTGTACTTAATGCTGCATTCCCTGACAGAGTTATGCTGTGAGAATTTGAACTTTTATCCAAAAGACCAGTTCCAGATTCAAGATCAAAAGCACTAGTATATCTAGCTGTGCCTTTAGAAACTCTAAAATCATTAATGTAGCCTGTTAACTCATAATCACCATTGCTATATGCCCCTAATCTTATAGGGCTTGCTTGATAATCATAAGAATCAGAAAAAGAACCCACATCTACTCCATCCAAATACATGGTTGTTGTTCCGCTAACTCTTGAAATTGCAAGATGATACCAAGTATCGATGGTTAAACTCACAGAAGATGTGATTCTTTGTGCGCTATCAACATAATATACTGGTTTGTAACCATCGTCGCTTCTTAGATAGCAAGTAGGGAATACTCCTTGTGCTCCTGCATCTCTAAAATCAAATACATATGGGAAAGTATCTGCAGTTTCATATTTCAGCCAGCATTCTATTGTAAAATCTCCGGTTCCTAGTGCAAAATCTGAACTACTTGGGATAGTAACGTAGTCTCCGGTCCCATCAAAATATAGAGAACGATCTCCACGCTTTGTTGCTACATCTGAAGTTCCATTAAAAGTTATTGTGTGAGCGGAATCCGATTCGTCTTCTGCTCCACCACTTAATACGAGTTTATGATCTGAATCAATTGCTGTTACTGGTGCACTATAGTTGCTAGTGTATCTAGCTACACCTTTAGAAACTCTGATGTCTGTAATGTTGCCGACCATCATGTAGTTGTCTGAATTGCCCCCAATTTCGATCCCATCAGTGAGATCTGGGATAGCTAGCGCATAGTGATCCCCTGGAGCAACAGTTGGATGCTTCCATTTTGATTCCTCTTTTCCATTGATAAAGAAATACCAATCACCTGAACCAGTTCCATCTCTTACTATAGCGATATGATACCACTTGTCGTTTTCAAAATTTGGTTCTGCAACCCAATAGGTTTTCCAACTATTGTTACTTCCACTGCCATCATTTACATAGAGTCTTAAACCTTCATTAGCGTTTGGTCCTGGTGCATCTATAATTAGATATTTTCTACTCTCTGAAGGGTGCTTAATTTTTAGAATTCCCATGTATTGACTTACATCATCAAATTTAACAGAAAATTCTATAGTAAACTTATCTGAGCCAAAATTAAAATCAGTTCCTGCATTGCCAACCAATATATTATTTGAACTATTGTTTCCTGTATAATAGTAGCCCTTTTCAATAGTTGTTGCGTTTCCGTGAAACCCAATGATATCTTGCATTCTATCTGATGTGTCATAATCAGTTGTCGCTTTAAATAGTGTATTGAGTCCATCTATTGGAGCTGCTGTGGTTGAAGGGGTAAAAGCACTAGTGTATTTTGCGCTTCTATGTATAGTGAAGTCATCATAATAGGCTTCTTTCGCATTTGTATAGGCTTGGTTTCCGTACCATTCCACACCTACTCCGATTCGACCTGAAAATGTAGTATTAGTACTCCAGTCAGAACCAATTTGAGTTCCGTCTCTGTAGACTTTTACTACTCCACTGCTTCTTACTACAGCAAAATGATACCAGGTATTCGTAGATACATATCCACCATTGGTCCATATATATCCACTGTTTGTGTATAGTTTTTGGCCGTCACCACCCTGATAGAATTCTAGTCCAGAGCTTTGCTGACTATCTCCGATAGTAAACATGTGCTGTGTTCCAGTTTCTTTCGATAGGTACCACCATTCGATTGTAAAGTCTCCATCAAGAGAGATACTATCATATGATCTTATGTAGCCTAAAGGTGATCCGAATTTGTGCCAAGATTTGTTTCCTGTTTTAGATACTTGATGGGCACTGTTATGAAAGGTTACCGTGTGCCCTGAATCAGAAATATCATCCTTGCCCTCAAGAATTAACTTATGGTTGCTATCTTTTGTCGTAATCTCTGTTGTGAAATCTGCAGTGTATCTTCCTATGCCTTTAGATATTCTAATATCTTTCATATAGCCAATTATCCCGTAGTCATAACCTCCTTGGTTATACCCATAATACATGCCTATACCAAGATTTGTTCCAACCACGTCTGCTGTGAAAGAGCCTGAAGCTTCTTCTTTCCCGTCAATAAATATTTTTGCTGTTCCACTAGTTCTACTTACTGCAACATGTTGCCAGGTATTTTCTTTCATAATGCCAACACCTGTTGCAACTGTTTGAGTTCCATCATGCAACCTAAGCACACCGTCCCCTATGCCACCTCCAAGATTTAAAATAAACCCTGTATCATAGGAAGTTTTAATGCCTCCTGCGGTATCTGAAATCTGCATTAATCCTTTTTGGGTGCTATTACTTACGTCTTCATTGTATGCCCAAAACTCAACTGTAAAATCTCCAGTTCCAAATGCAAAATCACTGCTCGATGGAGTGCTGATCCAATCTTCATGCTCAAAGCGATAGCCTTCCCTCATTACCATATCATTGCTAAGACTACATCTCATTTTATAATTAGATGCGTCTCTTTCTCCGGTTACAAGTGCTGTTGTTGCCACATCTGCTGTGTGTGCTTCTAGTCCTGCAGTAGCACCTTCTCCTGAAAGAAAAAGAGTATTTCCATCATTTGAAAATTCAGAGATTCCAGTTGCTGCTGTTTCTCCAGATAAAAAGACTGTGTTTGCATCACTTAAATGAGCTGCCCTAACTTGTCCTTCTGTTATCTGCTCTCCTATAAGAAGAACAGTACTTGTATCGTCAGTGTCCAAGACACCCCCGCTCTCCTTAATGGAGAGCGAGGAATACGGAGTTCCTGATTTTTGTCTATGGGTAAGAATTCTCCCGAGAGCTTCCCATCCGCTCCCGTTCCACTTAAAAGTGTCATGTTTTGTTTCAAATAAGTCTCCAATACTAGGATTGGTTGGAAAATTTGCCATTTTATCAAGTACCTCCGGTTAATGTCTCAAGTTATTCCTATTTATTTTTTAAAGCTTTTTCTAATTTAGCAATTATGTTAAATCTGCTCCCTCTACAACAATGTAATACTTCCCAGTACCGTTATAAGAACCAGCACTCTTAGATATTGTTATATCATTAGCATCAACCCTTGTTACTGACCAGGCCCCTCCATTGGCTGTAGAATGGTCAATTGTAGGAGTCAGATTAGTCATTCCCCCACCGCCGTTGCAATGAATTGCTTCATATGCACAGCCAAAGTTACTATTTCCGTAATGGAAAAAACCAGCACGGATTTTGAATGTGCCTCCATTGGTATTACTTATGGTGAATGATACCGTTTCATTACAATTCGTTGTGCCACCTTTTGTTATCCTAGAAACACCGTTTTGGTGTAAATCCTCACTTATTGTGACAGAACCAGCTACCTCTAATTTTTGTGAAGGTGAAGCTGTTCCAATACCAACGTTGCCATCTGCATAGTTGATGTTGTCACCACTTCTACTCCATGTGTTTGCACCACCGCTGGTGCTTGAGATATCTAACCATACTCCGGTGCCACCACCGTCAGTAATTCTTTGATAAAGTATATTGTCATCAGTGTCATACCAGGTATCTCCATTGCTTGGACCAGCTGGTGCAGTAGTAGCAGCAGTAAAAGTTGCTCCACCACCAGCAGCTGCGTCTGCCCACTTCATTCCTGAAGCTTCAGAAGAATCTGCGGTAAGTACTTGGCCATTAGTTCCAACAGCCAATCTAGTTGCTGAAGTAGTGTATACTTCTAAGTCACCTTTAGTGGTAAGATTACTACCAGCAGGAAGATTGGTTAAATTTGAACCATCTATTGCAGGTAAAGTTCCTGTCAACTGAGCAGCTGGGAGATTTGTTAAAGAAGCCCCACTTCCTGCGAATGTGGTTGCTGTAACAAGTCCACTATCTGCATTTAAGCTGATAATTGTAGAGCCAGCTTTCTTAACTCCAACCCAACCAGAATCAGGAGTTCCGCCACCTGCAGAACCTATTGCAACATTGTCAAAGTCACTGCTCTTAACTCTTAGGAATTTTCCATCACCTTCCACAAAGAGATGATTGCTTGCAGTAATTTCTCCATCATAGTTAATAGTCAATGCATCAACATCAATAGTTCCATTACCGTCATTGTCTGCTCCAATTTTTAATTGGCTTGAAACATTAGACATGTAGAATGCCTGCACTCCACCATTGCGTCCAATTGCAATACCACCATTTGTCGTATTTGCAGTTTGCTCTACATAAAGTTGAGCATTTAGGTTGCTAGAAGTGTTGATCATGACCGGATTACTTACTTGTCCACCATTCCATGAAGCACTAACTCCTGTTAGAGCTGAACCATCACCTGAGAATGCAGTTGCCTTAACAGTCCCGTTAACTTCTAATTTTTCTGAAGGAGATAAAGTTCCAATACCAACATTGCTTCCAGCCATCTGTAAAGACAGATCTCTTGAGGCATCGTTGTCATTTCTAAGAGCATCAATAGTGATGTAACCACCACCATCAGAGTCATAAACCTTAATCTTACGAGCACCTGCTCCAGATCCTGTAAGAACTTCAAGAGTTCCGCCAATATCTGCATTTCCAGTAAGACTTCCGTCCCATTCAGAAGAAGGTAAATTAGTAAGTCCTGAACCATCTCCAGTAAAACTAGCTCCAACAACTGCACCAGCATCACTTACTGTGAATACTGAGCTACTCGCATTTGCTACGCTGTAAACAGCAAATTCATTTCCTGCTTTTACGTCAACACGAACTCCACCTTGGTTATTGTGAATATAGTATTCCTTATTTGCACTTGCTCCAAAGCCTGTCCAGCCAGCCTCATTATTACTTGAATCAGTATATGAGGTCCATGCGTTATAGGCATTGTTGTTCATTGCCGTATTAGTATCTTTGAGAATTATTTTTGCATAAGGGGCAGACTCGCTATTGTTTGCAACTGTTAATGGAGTAGCAATTGTCCCGCCATCCCATGAGGATGCTGGAAGATTAGTTAGATTTGAGCCGTCACCAACAAAGCTACCTGCAGTTATAGATCCGCCAACATCAATGTTGCCTGAGCTGTCTATGGTAAATCTTGTATTGGTTCCTAAAGATCCATTATCTGCAATCTCAAATGAGCTTCCATTAGTTCCAAGAACAAAAGTATTGTTAGAACTTTGGAAGTAAATTGCAGGATCTTCACCACTTGAGTGAATAGCAATTGTTCCAGTTGCTCCAACATCTCTAGTAAATGTTGCAATTGCATTGCCTTGACCACCACCTGTAACAGTAAGGCCTTTTGAACCATCAGATGAATTATCGTCAATTGTTAATCCGTTAGTAATAGTTCCTCCATTGAAGGAAGCATTGATTCCCGTTAAGGCTGAGCCGTCTCCAACAAATGCTGTTGCTGTTACTGTTCCTACCACCTCAAGTGCTTGAGATGGGGTATCTGTTCCAATACCTACATTGCCGTCTGAGGCAATAGTCATTCTTTGGGTATTGCTTCCTCCAGTAGGCTTTGTATAGAAGTGTAACTCACCAGCATCATCTGCACCGTCTCTTTGAGCGGTCATACTTGCAACACCATTAGCTCCATTGAACCAAGCGATATAACCTAAATCGTTATCATCAGTTCTGTTACCTCTTAGTTGGATATTTGATCTTCTGCTACCTTCAAAAATAGTGAGGTGATCGCTATCTGCAGCCGCTGTGTTCTTTGAATAAAAGTTTGAACTGTGGTCAGCAGTAGTGCTTCCAAAGGATACTGTTCCTGCATTATAATATGCATTTGTTCCATTTGTACTGAATACAGCTGCACTGCCTGCAGCATCATCTGCTGCGGCCCAACTAGATCCATTGTACTTAAGAACTTGTCCAGAAGTAACACCAGTAGTGCTTACACCTGAAAGATCATTAAGAGTAGAAGGAACAAATGTGCTTGTTGCATCACCTCTATAAGTAGGGGCTGTAAAGTTTGCAGTATATCTTACTATCTTGGAGATTTGTAATTCATCCATATAGCCTTTGAAGAAGCTGTTTTTCGCTCCAGTGTGTCCAGATTGTCCACAACCAATCAATCTATAGCCTGTATCACTAGGCTGAGTCATGATTGAACCACCAGCACCATAACCAAAATCATATGCTGTGTTATGTCCAGTACCATTTATGTAAATGTAGTCGCTACCGCTGTTTCTTACTACTGCGACATGAGTCCAAGTATTAGCGGTTAATGCTCCAGCTGAAGTTTTGATACCACCACCATTTGGGTGCGTGTAACCAGCTGCGTATACTACCCCAGCTGTATCAAATGAAATCCAAGTACGATAACCAGGACTGTGATCATTACCTACACTATAAAGGCGGCCACCTTGACTTAAGTCTGTATAAATCCAACATTCAAATGTAAAGTTTGAACTATGTAGTGATGCCTCTGTTGTGAAGGTTAAGTTATCATCCGTTCCGTCAAAATATACCGGATTCGTATTCGGAAAGTGTGTCTGTGCAGAGCTAATTGCTGGGCTACCGGATGACCCTACAGTCATTCCATTGCCAGATTTATCTGCAATAACACTATCTGTGCTTAATGGTGAAACATATAGTTCAGTATCTGAATCTACTTTAGCTGTTCCACCAGAGTTGCCTGCAACCCATGCACTAGAAGATCCGCTCCACTTAAGAACTTGTCCGTCTTCTGCTCCTGCAGAAGCTACGTCTTTAAGATCAGTTAAGTTAGAACTTGCTACGCTACCTGCTTCATCATCCTTGTCCCAGTCAGCTGCGTTATCTCTAAAGATATCGTTGATTCTTGCTCCAGACTGACCATCAAGTGTTTTATAATAAGCAAACCACTTAGCAATTGTCATATCATTTACAGAAGCTACTCCACCATGTGCGAGAGCTGCTGCTTCGTTACCACCTGCAGAAATTACTGCTTCAGGAGTAGTCATTTTTCTCTTTCTGAACTTCATATTCCCACTAGAAATAGAGATCTTATGTTGATCACCTACCCAGAGAGAGTTATCAGATAAGAATAAGTGTCTAATTTTATATTCTGCATTACCTAAATCGTAGGCTGCATTTGTATCTGGAATGATGTGAGCAGTCATTGCTCCACCCATGGTTCCAGTTTGTGGTTCTGCTGGTTCCCAACTACCTGAAGTAGTGTCATAAGTTAGAACTTGTCCATTATTTGGGGTTCCAATAGAAGTGTCACTTAAGCTAGCTAAAGTGTGTGTGTGATTTGTATCTGATTTCCCTGCTAATGCGTTAGTAATAGTTGTTGCATAGCTTGCATCATCATCAAGCGCTGCTGCTAACTCATTAAGAGTGTCAAGAGCACCAGGAGCACCACCAATTAAGGCAGTGATTTCGCCATCTACGTATCCCTTGTTAGCTGCATCACCTGCAGCAGTTGGAGTTGTTACGTTAACAATCTTACGACTATCCATATCAATAGGAGAGTTGAAGGTTATATTTCCAGAAGCCGAAGAAATAGTCTTCGCGGCAGTCATAACAATGTTGCCCTTCATGTTAATAGAACCAGCTCCAACAGGATCTAGTTCAACATTTCCATCTCCAGAAGTTTGGATTGTAATGTTCTGATCTGTATCTGCAGAGATGTTGATTGTTTCTGCATCACTCTGGAGAAACTTCTTTCCATCAATATAGAGAGAGTTTCCAGAAGTAATGTACATTTCTCTAGCGAATACATAATCCCAAGAGTTATCAACTGCACCCAGACTATGAGTGTGGTGTGCACCAGGCATTAAGCCTGTAAATGTTTGATTTTGTTGGATAACTGTTACGCCACCACTTACAATATCTGCCCCTGTATATTGATGACTCTTAAATGCACCCAACTTTGTTGAGTTAACATTGAAATCAATATTTGAAGTATGAGCAAGAACTGAAGCTGTAGCAGATACGTAATCAGCATCGTGATTGTGACCTGCTGCCGCTGGAGCTGCTGTATATTCTAGAGCATTTCCTGCCGTATTTACCTTAATCCATTGATTTGCATTCAAAGCACCAGGACCATCAGTTAAGCCTGCAAAAGTACTTGAAACGTTTAAGGTCTGGTTTGTCCATTCCCCGCCAACGTATTGAAGAACCTGGTTAGCTTGAGCGTTACTAACTGTAACCCCATTTAAATCAGTAAGATTAAAGGTTATTTCACTTGGAGAGGCTGCGCTGCCTGTCCCAGTGTATGTGGCTATTTTCTGTACTTTGACTGTGCAGTTTGCACTTGTGCACGTCGCTAGTAATCTTGCGTTTCCTGCATTTACATCACTGGTGAAAGTGGCAATTGCACTCGCGCCACTATAAAGTACACCATAAGTTGAGATGTATGCATCATCGTTATCAGAATCTACAACAAGAAGAACTTCAGCGATTTGTCTTTCAGTCCCATCATTTGTGTCAACCCCGATAACATACTTAACAGCATGGAAATCATCTTTAGGGAAGCTATCCACAGTTTCAAGGCTTGTTCCCACTTGTGTTGAAGCCGATGCTATTAAAAAGTTCGATTGTAATTGTAATTCATTACTCTTAATTGATCCATCCACGTCGAGTGCTACGGTTGGATTGTCTTTGTTGATTGCGACACCCACATCGGTGACGACTAAATTATCGCCATGTGCTCGCAATCCTTGTCTTAGTTTAAATGGTACAGTTGCCATGTTTTAAATATCCTCCACTGATTTTTTTATATTAACCAAATTCCAAAAATTAAAAAAGGAAAAGGCTCCCCCCGGATTAAACCGGAGGGAGGCTAAACCTATAGTATTATTAAAGCTTAATGCAGCTTCTAGTTAGCTTAACGACATCGTTAGCAGAACCAGTTGCTCTTAGTCTTACATCAGCACCATCGATGTCTACATCGAAAGTCATAAGTGCGCTTGCACTTGTATGCATAAGACCGTATTCTGCAACGCTTGCAGTTACACCGTCATGAATTACAAGTAATTCACTGCACTGGTAATCAGTTCCACTGGTTACCTGAACAACATACTTGGCTGAACGGAAAGTTCCTTTTGCAAATGAATCTGCAGTTCCTGCATTTGCATCTGAAGCTGTATATGTAGCAGTTGCCATTGCAGCTTGACCCATGTCAACACCTGCACTAGCAGTAACTTGTTCACTGAAAGTACGAGCACCTGCGATAGTGTCCTTAAGATCAAGACCGCTTGCGCCAACTTCAAGAGCATCATTGTCATGAAGAGACAGAGTTACTGTTCTAGCTGCACTACCGTTGTAGTCGCCAGACATAGTTAATGCATTACTTGCTGAAGTAAGTGCGTCAAGGTTAGTACCAAGAGCCTTACCAGAAACAGTGCTATTAGCTAGCTTGTCATTAGCAATTGAACCCGCTAATTGTGCATTTGTGATTGTTCCTACAAGAGAACTTGTTGGGTAATCAGTTGCATCAGAAAGATCAAATGCTGGAGAAGTATCGCTACCACCTAAGGAAAGAGATACGCCACCAAAGGCAACAGTGCTGTTCGCTAACTTATCGTTTGCGATGCTTCCTGCTAGTTTGTCATTTGAAATGCTTCCAGCTAACTGCGCATTGGTAATAGTACCAGTAAGAGAAGTAGTTGGAAGATTGGTTGCATCCTGAAGATCAAATGCTGGAGTTGTATCAGTTCCACCGAGGGAAAGACTTACTCCACCAAAAGCTACAGTTGAGTTCTGGAGTTTTCCATTCTCAATTGAACCAGCTAACATTGCATTGGTTACTTTAGTAGCACCAATAGTAGTTGCACCATCTTTGCTCATGGTTACATCGCCAGCCATGACCTGATTTTCCCACTTGCTAGTGGCATTGTCATAAACCATGATGTGTGCATCAGCTGCAGCTGCAACAGTTGTGTCAGAAAGAGCTGCCATAGAACCAGCAGCAGTGATTTCACTGTCAACATATGCTTTAATGCTTTGCTGTGTAGCAAGAGCAGTAGCAGAATCAGAAGATAGATCATCTTCATCAAGAATGCTTACAGCAGCTGGATCAGCGGTACCGCCAGAAACGTTACCGATAACTTTCATGTCAGCAAGCTGAGCCATCTTAGCAAGAGTAACTGCATTTGCGTCAATTGAAGCACTGAGGCTTACGTTTTGTGAACCATTGAAGTCCTGAGCTGCAGCAGTAATGCCGCCGCCAGTGATAGCAAAAGTTCTAGTAGCTGCAAGAGCGGTTGCAGTATCTGCATTACCGGTAACATCACCAGTAACGTCACCAACGACATTACCTTCGAGGTTAGCAACAAGTGTACCCTTAGTTCCATTTGCAGCAACGATTTCATTCGCTGTAGAAATATCTGCTTGGGTAGATTCGGTGATAAGCTTCCACTTTCCATCACTTGCGTCACGGAAAAGAGCGGTATGCTTGTCAGCTCCATCATTGTACTTACCAACAAGACCAATGTCACGACTATCTGCACCGTTGTTAGATGCAAGACGCATAACTGGATCTTGGATATCCATTTGAGTGGCATTAACAGTAGTGGTAGTTCCGTTAGTAACTAAATTACCAGTAATAGTTAAGCCAGCAAAAGTAGGAGTAGCACCAGTCTTGATACTTTGATCAAGAGTGATTACACCAGCATTGCTAAGGTTGAAACCATCATCTGCTGAAGCGTCAAATTGCGCTACAGTTTCTGCATTGGTTGGGGCAGTGTAAGTCATTACACCTGATGTGCTATTATATTCAAAGTTACCCATTGAATCTGGGTTAGTTACTGTAGGAGCAGGGATAGCTGCTCTTCCACGAGCTACACTGAAATAGGCTTTGCCAGAAGCAAGTTTCTCAGCCTCTGTTCCAGCTATTTCTGCTAAGTCATCAGTAGAAAAGTTGTTAAGTTCTGCAATCTTAGTTGAAGCGATTGAACCAGCAAGCTGATTATTGGTAATTGTACCGACAAGTGAGCTTGTTGGATATGCTGTCGCATCTGAAAGATTGAATGCAGGTGTTGCATCAGTCCCACCGAGGGCCAATGAAACACCACCGAAAGCAACGGTTGAATTAGCAAGCTTATCGTTAGCGATAGAGCCAGCTAATTTATCATTTGCAATTGAGCCTGCTAACTGTGCGTTAGTAATAGTACCAACGAGAGAGCTAGTAGGATAACCAGTTGCATCTTCTAAGTTGAATGCTGGGGTTGTATCCGCTGCACCAAGTGCAAGAGAAACGCCACCAAAAGCAACAGTTGAATTAGTAAGACTTGCGTTAGCAAGACCACCGTTCTGAATCATTGCATCAGTAACTTTTTGTGCACCGATTGCGGTTACACCGTCTTTGGTCATAGTAACGTCGCCAGTTAAAACTTGGTTCTGCCACTCATCATCATCTTTGTCATAAACTAAAACATGAGCCTGATCGATACCTGAAATGTCAGTATCAGTCATCTCTGCAATAGAGTTAGCAGATGAAAGTTGCGCATCAACATACTCTTTGATTGTTTTAGCAGAAGCTAAAGAATCGTGACTTCCAGAAACGCCGCCAGCCATGTCTGTATCAATGCTAATTTCTGCTGCATTAGCAGTAGCACCTGAAACATTACCAACTACTTTTAAGTCGGAAAGAGTTTGGAACTTAGCGAAAGTTACCTTGTTTGCACCAATTGTTAGTGAAACACTGTGATTGCCAGTAGCACTTGTGCTGCTAGTTCCATTGATATCATCAGCAGTAATCGTTAAAGTACGATCACTGTTAAAGTTGGTTGCTGTATCAGCATTACCTTCTAATGCACCAACAAGAGTTGCTGCAGTACCACTGTAGGTATCATTGCTAATAGAAGCATCCGAAATGAAGAGAAATTTTCCACTTGCATTACTACGACCCATGAAACCCATTTTAGGGTTTGAACCATCATGCCAGCGGAATTCAATTCCACGATCTTTTGTGGATACTGAGTTCGGAGCCGCGTCTCCACCAAGGGTGAAAACCGGATCGTCAATAGTAACCGTGTTTGAATTAACTGTAGTGGTTGTTCCATTTACAGTTAAGTTTCCGGTAACGACTACGTCACCACCAGTGACATTTAAGCCACCTTTTGCATCTAACATTCCGTTGATGTCTGCACCACCAGCAGCAACTGTAAGTTTTGCTCCCGATTCTATTGTGCTTGTTGTATTTAATGCCTGACCCATAGTCAACGCACCAGTATCAGCTGCGATACTAAGTGACGAAGTCCCATCGGTTCTTTTGACATCCATACCGTGTTTTACAATAAATTGTTTGTTTGCCATTTTGTATATATACCTCCAAAAAATTAAGCAGTCATAACTATTCTAGTTATTTTAGCCACATTATTCGGACCGGTACACTGGCAACGCAACGCAATCGTGCCCGCATTAGTATCCAGTTCCGCTGTAAACGTGGTAAAATTGTCCTCTGATGTAAATATAACACCATATTCGCTTATGTAAACATTTTGATCGTCATGAACTAGGAGAATTTCTTGCGATAAATAACTACTGTTGTCTTTATCTTTAATTTCAACTAGATACTTGATCGTCCTATATTGAGAAATATTAAAAATATCTAGAGTGGTTGGAGCCACCCCTATATTGTCAATAACTTTTCCCTTGATTTCTGTGCTTCCACTGAGAGATAAATCTCCATCAACTGTAAGTGCAGAAGTTAATTCATCCCAATTTAATGCTGTAAGGGGGATGATTGTCGAAGTGTCATCGTTATAGATACCGAATGATCCTGCTGGACCATCCAAAATCATTGCCATATTTGCTTCGCTAGCTACCCAGGTATTATTGGTGGCATTATATTGTAATATATATCCTGCCTGTGCCCCTGCAGAACTAACATTGCTTAAGCTTTCTAGGCTGTGTCCATGATTTGCTAATGCGAATCCTGCGTTGGCTAAATCCTGGTTTGTCCATCCGTCAACATTATCGAATAAGAGTACTTGTCCTTCTTCTGGGTCTCCCTCGATTGTAACATCTTCCATAGTTCTCAAATAAGAACTTGCATTCGCTTGATTTTCAATTCTTGTTAAGCTTTCTTGATTCAAAAGCAGAAGTTGCTTCATCTGCTCTTTTGTTGCAAACAAGCTAAGGTCTTCAATGGTTAAACCATCAGAAGATTCTCCATTTAAATTGTCTATACGTGTATTTAATTCTTCAATGCTTTTTTCTCTGAGTAAATTTAACTGTTTAACGATTGTTTTGCTTGCCAAATTAGTCACATAGGACTGAATCGTATTTACTGCTGTCTCTATACTTGTAATTCTTGCAAGCTCTTCATCTGTAAGTGCCATAGAAATTTCCTTAGAACTCTTGAGTGCTTTTTGTCATAGAAACCTACAAAATCAAGAGTCTTGTGTTGAATTTATCCCCCATTTAGATACTTAATTTTATTTTATAACAGAAAATGTAAATTTAAAGTTGCTGCTATGTTTTAATTATCCAAGGAGCGGGGCTATTGAAGTTTGGAAGCCCAAATGTTGTGGAACCATCCCCTGCTCCATAGGTTGTTCCAATTACTGAAAATAAACCAGCATAAGTTGTTCTGCTGATGTCAGATCCATCTGTAGAAAGCCAACCAGTAGGTGCTGAACTTCCAGCCCAAGCCACCAAACTTCCTGTAGGCATATTGGCCCCATTATTGATACTTGAAACAGTTGGAATATCTCCAGATTCAAAAGCTCTGCTTACTGTTGAAACGTTTGTTATTGAACCTAAACTACTTGTATAAATCAAAGTTTCCTGATTTCTTTCTAACGGAGGTGTGAAATTTGTAGTCCCATATTTTGAATGACCAATTGTTATCTCTAGGTCACAAAGGTATGTCTGCGAAACCAAAGGATCAGTCCAGCCAATCTTTTGTCTCCCTGCAGTGTCTTCATTCCACCTGTTCCAATAGTAGCCATCTTTAATATCATAGTTATTACTCATTGTTGTTGAGGCCTTAAGAGCCCCATCTATAAAGAATCCACTAAAGGTTCCGTTTCTTACCCATGCAAAATGATGCCATTCTCCATCAGCTGCATATTTTAAATTACTTTGATCTGCTGGATATGCTTCATGGCTATGTCCATGACCACTATTGTTTCCAGAAAAAGAAAAACTACCTTCTCCATTGGAAAAACTGAGAGAACAGCTTAGATAAGGTGACGAGTCTCCGCTAAACCTCATAAACTCACCAGTACCAGTATCTGTATTATTCGATCTGATCCAGAATTCTATACATCCATCGTAAATTGAAAACCCAGGAGGGGAATAGCTTCCGTATACTCCGCTAAATGCTGTAACCACTCCCATGGTTCCAAACTTAGACCTTATACTTGTGTTTTTATTATGGAGTTTCCAGGAGTTATGTTTATTTGGGGCAAGACTATCTTGCCTATCATATCCTCCAGCATCGTAAGACTGGTCCCCATATACTAAGGAATGAGTATGGCTGCTTACCCCTGTCGTTGTAGAAATAAATGAACGTTGAGGAGTCCAGCCATTGGTATATGCATTCCAGTTTCCAGTAACAAGACTGCCTGAAGGAATATACAAGGAATCGCCTGTCTCATAAATTGCAGACTCTACCATCCTTTTTGAGGACTCCCCCTGTCCTTTAATGAGGTAGTTCCCATGGATTATATCTGTAGTGTAAATTGAATGTGGATCTGATTGCATAACATCTGTTTTATATCCACTTTTATCTTCTACTATTAATTGTGTATCTCTTGCTCCATAACGACTATCTCTTGGAACGAATCCAGCAGTCTCATCATATCTTGCTACTTTAGAGTGTCTGAATTCATCAAGATAACCACAAAAATCTTGAACCACATCAGCTGCTGCAAATTTTGCAAAATGATAATTACTGGTAGTCCACCAATTAACGCTGTCTGAAAAATAAATAGGAAACCCATTTTTAAAAACATACAGGTTGCTATTTTTCTTCATGATCGCTATATGCGTCCACTCTTTTACTGACAGTTTTCCAGCATATCTATAAGAATTTGTTACTGTAGCCCAATCTTCAACTACCACATACATGTTTATTTCTGATAAGTTTGGATTATTACCATTGCGTTGATCAACATAAAATCCCCAAGATCTTCCACTATCACCGACTGTTCCAGCCTTGAATACCTGTGAGTGTGGCCCAAAATAATCTCCTGCTTGCGGAGCATTTCCTGACCAAACACCATTGCTTCCATGAGCATAACTAGTTGTCGGCATAATCCAAAAGTCAGTAGTCCATGCATCCCAGTGTATTCTTAAGTCATTACCCGGACTGTAGCTTGTTCCTCCTGGGGAATGATTTGAATTTCCCCAATCAGTGGTTCCAACTTCTGGGTCTCCATTTGAGTCATGTGGCCCACTTCTCCAGGAACTAGCACCAAACATTTTAAAGTTTGTATCTGCTCCAGAATCACCAGCACTAGAAGGGCTCATTCCTCCATTCGCATCTCCACCTACAGCTATTGAATCTACTCTTCCGTTTGAATCTGGAGAATCAAACTGCAATAAACAGGTAGTATCTGCATCGTTTCCATCTGCATAATGTTGTATATAAACATCTGCTGTATCATCCATAAGATCATCTTGATCTATATTTACGTAATGAAGTCTTTGCTTCCCTTTTATTTGTAAATTTGTTTGTTCTGGATTAACAAGATTGAGGTTCCAACTAAGTCCTGTTGCTGGTCCCAATTCCGTTCCACTTGTTGTGTATGTTGTTAAGCTGCCTTCTCCTCCAGCAGCAATTCCATCAACAGCAACAGTTCCCCAAGTTAAGTCGCCATTAGCATCAACTATTATTGCGTCTCCTTCAGCTGGAGACACTCCACTAAGTTTAAGCTGAGATTTTATATCAATCCCATTTGCATCAATAGCGAGTTGTTCGTTCCCTTGAGCAACCATTCTGATGGTGTAATCATTTAAGGTTTGCTCTGTGTGAACATAAGTTTGTCCACCACTATCAACAATACTGCTAGTAGATATATTATCTATAGCTTGTTTGATTGCTCTTTGACTAACCACTGCATTGACATTGTTTGTATTTAAGTGATCATCTAGTCTTGCAATTGTCCCCCCGCCAACAAAATTTAAGCCATCTTTGGTGATTGTCGCAACTTCATTTCCGTTAGCTCTGAAACGTATTGTATTGTCATTGACATCATTGAAATCAACCTCAACCCTTGTGTCTCCATCTTGATCCAATAATTTTCTAACAACACCTGCTGCATTCAATAGGTCGTAAGAGCCTCCAGAGTCTTTAAAGATTAAAGAAGATTGACCAGTATCATAGGGCAAGAGAAATGTTCTAAATACCGAAAGACTTGTCCAGTTTATAAAAGATCCAATTTGAAATCTGAATTCATCCATATAACCTCTGAATCCAAGATTTAATCCTGTTCCTCCTTCATCACCTTTTCTGTTTGCATGTCCAATGATTAATTCACCATCTACAGACTGGATTAAGAGTGGCGGCTCTGTTCTTTCCCATACCATCTGATGAGGGATTCCCTCTCCTGTTGCTGATACTGCAGGGGCTCCTTGTCCTGTTCCTCCTGCTCCATCTGCAATATGGAGTTCCCACATATCTTTTTGAACGCCATTATGATCTACTTGATATCTTTGAAAAACAACATGATACCATGTCCCATCTTGTAACTGATGTGATAGTGGGTTTTGTAGAGTTATCGTATAGTCTGTAAAGGTTGCGTTATAAGAATCATAATCTCTATAGAAAAATTCAAAATCATGAGTAGCGGAATCAAAGTCTACACTCAGATGCCAACGACTTTCTGACATTGCATATTGACCAACAAGATATCTTTTGCCTGAAGGATCATTTCTTGGTTGACTTGTATCGGGATTTCCATCTGCATCTAAAGGGTAATCCCCTAAAGGCATCATCCAAAAATCCAAGTCAAATGGCTTCATTGCAATGGTGATATCTGTGCTATTGTTTCCAGCTATATAGTCTCCAAAGCCTCCAGGAAAAAATCCTGAACTATCCCCATAAACATATTTATCTGAAACTGTTTTTACATTGTTGTATTCAAGAGTTCCATTTCCATCTGCGTCATGCATTGGTAGAAAATATACTTCTCCAATGCCATCATTAATAAATGAATTTGCATTATGCGGACCATCAAAATGTAAGACAATTTTAGATTCTGCAGAGATTCCACCAATAGCTGTACGTGCATAAAGCTTGCCCCATCCGATAAGCTCTTCTGGTTCGTAATTTGTGCTACTAATTTGTTGGACAGCAAGGCAAGGAGAAAATCCAGCAATACTGAGCGCTTCTGGGGGGGCACTTGTATGAATACCAATTTTGGATTCTTCTCCAATTGATGCATTCCCTTCGTAGAAATTAAATGCACCACCCGTTGGTTTAATTATATTTGTTGCTGTACTCTGAAGTGGATTGCTTGCCCAGAAGAAACCAAATTGGCCATGTTCACCTTCAACAATTTCTCCACCGCCACCAAGTCCCCACTTTGTTCCATCCCACTTAAGATATTTGCCTTCCTGAAGCAGAGTTAAGTTTGATGTATATTCTTTACCAATAACATCCCCATCTGCATTAACTATATCTGTTGTTCCTGCTAGTGATGGATCTATTGGGGCATTTAAGAGCTTGTTCGCATTCCATATGGGAATTGTATTCCCTACTTCATATGGTTGCATTTTTAAGTCTTCATCAACTTCAACTGTTTCTAAATTTCCATTCTCTGCACTCCCAGTTGTATACTCTGGTGCTGCCTTATCGTAGGCAGCTTGAGCTGTTTTTTCTCCAGTGACAGGATCTTCTGCATTAGAAAGAGTATCAAGTTCGTCTTGCCCAGCTTTTTCTTGATCGATTCTTGCGGTCTCTGTTTCTAGATTTCCGATTTTGCTACCAAGCGTTCCAGTTCCACCTGCGGCTCCAGATAAAGCTCCAAGATCACCTGCTGTAATTGCTGGTTGTCCACCTGTATCAATTTGAGCAGGTGCTAATGAACCTCCAAGATCTTCCAACTTAACTTCTACTGGATTAACTTTAAAGGCAATATATTGACTACCACTACGAGCAGTATCAACGACTATTGTATCTGTGTCTTTAACCCCTTTTACATATAATGTAACTCCATCTTTATTGTGTGTACCTTCTGCTGCCAGGGGTACTGCCGGATCTCCTGCGATTCCATTTTGTGGATCGGGGGCTGTTCCAGCATAGCTGTCCAGTTCGTTTGCTTGTCCAACGCTACCAAGGCCAATGGCTTTCCAACTGCTGCTTGCTGCGTTATAAGCCAGAACTTCGTTATCTTGAATTGTGGAATAATCAACAGTAACTTCTTTTGATTCTGCTCCTCCAGCCCCATCACTTCCTGCTAGGTAGTTGGCTTTTGTATAATCAGAGCCTACCCAGCTTATAACTCCTCCGGTAATACTAGAAGTTAGATACTGGTTATCTTGAATATTTGCTAAATCTATATTAGATATTGCATCAACCGCTGACCATACTGCTCCGTCCCATCCCAAAACTTGGCCAGTAGCTTTTGTATCGGTATTGACATCTGTATTGGTATTCAAACTTGGAGGCCAAACTGTAGCTCCGTTTGCATCTGTTAAATCTAGATCTAAAAACCTAATAGCAGTTTCATCAAAACCTAAGGTAACTACTTCTGCAGAATCAGTAACAGTTAATAAGTTACTTGAAGAATTTATCCCCTTAAATACCAATGCAAAAGCAGAGTGATTTTTTTCTTTGTAGAAGTATCCAACTCCAGTTGTGATTGGATCTCCATTCCCATCTAATGGGATATGGTTTTCACCAATGTTGGATTCTCCAGCATAGGCTTCTCCACCAGCATTATACCATTCGCCTGCACCATTATTAGCATTTGGATTAAATTTTAAAATTTGTCCTAGTTCAGGATTCGAAATATTTAGTGGTGCATCTGACAAAGCATTTGCATTCCAGTGAGCCTCATCTGATTTTACATGTACATGAGTTACTCCATGCGGGTTATCATCGTGTGTTAATATGTGTCGTTTTATTACTGATCTTGTTGTATGAAAATGATCAGGGAATGGTGCCATTGACCATTCTGCTATCCCATCGTTATACCAGTCATTATCTACATTTCCATATCCTCCAGCTAGGTGTGCTGCCTCTGAAGTATCCGCTCGAAATGATGCTCCCCATGTGCCAGTTTCTTCAAAGTGCTTTAAGTCACTTGCATCAAATATGATACCTTTAGCTTCATGTGCCCAGCCATTACCTGCAAAAATTGGATTTGTTAAACCCTCTGATGTTGTTACATCTGTTGGGGTTCCGTAATGACCTGTATTACTGAAGTAACCACCGAAACTTGGGTCTTGATATAGATCAACTTTTCCACCAAGGGTCATATGGTCAATAAAGTATTTCAGTTGCAACTTGTCATCTATTTGCTGCTGTAAGCTCTGTGGTGGAGTAGAGAATTGCTGCCAAGACGGGCTAGCAGATGTCCTTAGTCTTCGGCTTCTGTGAGTTGTGTTATCCTGGCCACCTCCACCTTGGATTGCACCCCACATATCAGGAGACAACGTATTGGGTTTGTCAGTTATATTCGTTCCCGTTGTATCATCCCAAGAATACCATCCATCTGCATACTGCATTGCAAAGGTGCTTGGCACTCCTCCTCCTGACCCTGGTCTTGATCCTTGAGGATCATCATCTCGCCAGCTCTGCAATACCTCTGTTGGGTATCCGATATCACCCGGACTCATTTGATCTGATAGGTTATAAATTCGAATTTTACTAGGATCAAACCCAATCTCTAACGTAGTATCTACGTTTGGCAAATCAGTATCTTCTTTGATCAGCCCAACTGTTAACGGAAAAGGAGCATTGGGATCTGTTCCGTCATCCCATGTATGATTGTCGGTGGTAATTGCTGCTCCACCTCCATCAACAAATTTGATACCTCTAAATCTAAGGTCTGTTGAACCATCCGGTTTGTCTACAAAAATATCGAAACTATTTGCAAAATTTCCAGTTAAAGAAATACCACTGTTGCTCTCGCCTTGATCCTCCCCAAGTGCAGCATAGCCCCACCTGAGTTGACCTTGTCCATCCACATCTTGCAGAGCAAGAACATCTCCAGCAACAGGAGGATTTGATACTTCTAAGTCAATATCTAACAAATGCGTTGCATGAACTTCTGTAATTTTTTGTGTAGGATGTGCAGGAGGGTCCAAAGGATCTGGAATATGATCTGCTATAACCAGAAGACCATTATGATCAATGGCTTGAAGAACATCCTCTGTAGCTCCAGAATCTCCAGTTATCCTGTTTCTAATTAGTAGTTGTTGATTTGTTAGTCCATTTCTTAGTTGTGGATCTATACCTGTAATTTCTTCAACGTCCCATATACTGTGACTCATGGTGGTTACATTTACGTGTCGGTCCCATCTTTCTTGCCATTCATCTTTATCTACATAATTATAAAGCTCTCCAGTAATATCTGTCCAAACACGAGCAAGAACATGACCTTCTGCATCCATCTCGATATCTTTTAATAGCTTTAATTGCAAAGAAGCTGCATATCTTTGTCCATGCAGGGTCTCTGTTCCAACCCAATCTTGTGCTGTGATTGTTGCTCCTGGAGCAAAATCAACAGGACTCATGGCTGGTTCATGTCCGATTTGAGAACCACTTAAATCAATTTTATTTCCAGCAGTAAAGAGAGAAGAGAATAAAGCAAAATCAACACCATCAGCAGTATCATTTACCTTTAGAAATTCACCTGCATGTAAAGAAAGATCTCCAACATTCCCAAGGTTTTCAATATTCAAGTATTGATTTTTGAATTTAGAATCTGTGTGATCATAAAGTAGGGCTTCTCCTGCTTGCGGACCAACAATCAAAAAATTGCTATCAGATCCTCCAGGAGGCATTGAGTTAATCCACTCATTTCCATCCCATACAATTGTTTGCCCTATATCTATTGTTCCACTTAAATTAACATCAAGTAAGTCTCCAAGACTATCTGCAACAAAACTTCCGATGTCAGTGGATCCAGTGTACCTGTAACCTTCTATATAGATTTTAGTAAAGGCGTCCACCGGAACAGTATTTCCAATAAAATTTAATGTTCCAGAATCATAATCAAAATAAAATTCATCATTATTTCCACTTCCTTTTGGATAGAGTCTAGTTCCTCCAGTAAGCGGATTGCCTGCCCAGACTTTGATTGAATAACCGCTGCCAAATACAGGAGGAATCCAATTTCTTAATGCGTCATTGTTTCCATCTTTAGCCATCCAGGATCTATTATTTGAAACTTCCGTATTTCTTGTAAGTTCAATGTGCGTTGTTGGATCGTCTACTCTTTGATATCTTTCTACGATCACATTAGAAGAAGCTGGAGGAGTCGCAGGAATGCTACTTGCAGATATCCAAATATAGTTTCCGAAACTACTTACAGGTGAAGGAATATTCTCTTCAGTTGGAGATCTTTCTAATTCTGTATTCGTTTTTGCAACGCCATATGCGAGTTTTTTGTAAAGTAAATCTACGATTTCATTTTGATTAATTGCCATGTTTATTCCTAAGTAGAAGAAGGATTTACGAATCTAAGTTTTTTAATGTAGTCTCCCGAATCCAAAACAAAACGAATAAGTATTCCGTTATTTGCAGCATTGGTGCTGTTAGCCAATCCGAATGTACAATTAAATCTACCATCAATTGTGGATCCAGAAGGCATCACAGTATTTGAAGAAGCGCAACCAAGACTACCACTAACATCTGGAAGGCCTGGAATATCTCCAGGTATTCCAGATTCAGCAGCCGTATTCATCGACCACCATTTTGTACTACTGTACTGATCTGTAATTCCTTCTAGTTTTACAAAACATTTTCTTATCTGTCCTTTTATATCTATATCAAAATTGCTAATACCTGCACCTGTAAATCTAAATGTAATATACTGCACGTTTGTTTGACGATCTGAGCCGCTATAATTTGGTCCAGCAGGATAGTAGCTTTGATAGTTTGTAGTATCATGGGATATCTGCCCACCAACAACAGTAGCGTATAATAAATTTGCAAATGATGTTCCACCATTCCAGAAAAAATCAGAATCAGTGGGAGTGTATGCATTTATAGGTTGGTCTGTTGCTGAACCAACGCTTGCAGGAAATTTAATTCTTTCTGCATTTGTTGCTCCTGAGAAGCCTACAACAGGGATCGCATCCTCAACAATAGCATCAACAGGATTCCCGTTTGCATATAGAAATGTAGGAGATAGCTGTATGCTTTCTGTTGCATTCACATTGGTAACTGACATTTGTAAACGAAAAACCTTTATAGAGTCTGTATTGTTTAATAAAATATCGACTCCATTTGATAATTCTTCTGGTGATTGCCAGTCTGTTTCGCTTAGTTCTGGGGGCTTTCCAAAGTCTGTGTGATTGTAGGAAATCGGACCACCTGCAAGGGGAGTTACGTCACTCCCCATATCAAGCGAGTTAGAGATACTAACTGTAATAAAGTCACCGCCATAGTAAGTTTTTCCGACTATATTAGATAGTTTAATACCAGAAAGAATAACCTTAGCCCCTTGTCCAAAGTGACCAACACCAGAAGAGTAGACAGTGTTTCTGTTCACATCAGAAATTGTCATTTCGGAGGCATCGATGTTGGGATTGCTGATAAAATCATCGAAAACAAAGAACCCGTGCAACTCCGTTCCTGAAGTATGCTCTATTGTTGCCTTGTGTATTCCTGGTAAAATATTGTTATAGTTTATAGATAGAGAGCTATCAAATGACTGCCAAAAACCAGGAGTCTCTATTGGATACCATGTGTTGTTTGTGATTATTAACTCAATCGAGTTGTCGTTAGGGTCTGTTGAGTTATCTTGACTATCAAGTACAACAGGGGTTCCTATGGCTGCCTCATCAGCAGTTGTCTTATTTAATGTGGCAGTTAGGGTTCCGGCATCTCCTGGTCCACAAGAGGTTATCGTATTTGAAAGAACATTTGTTCCTGTAATGACTCTTACTACAGCATCTCCTGGTAGAACTTTGTTCGCAGAACCAGTTGGCTCATCTGAATAATCAGTAACACCTGCACATAGAAAGGGCGTGTTTCCAACACTAGAAAATGTTAAAGATTGATCCCCCGGAAATACAGGTGGAGCTGTTGGCAATAACAATCCAATTGTTTCGTTTAGAGAATCTATCGCGTCTGTTACTGTTGTTTGTTCTGTAAGAGTAATTGCTGGTGGTTTTGCTAAGCGACCATCTGTTAAGTCAGTGTCGGTAGGAGAACCTAGCTCTATCTCGTTGCCAAGGCCACCACCGCCTGAGCCACCGCCTCCTCCCCCACTTAGATAATCAGAGATATCTGTTGGCCCAATATATCTATATCCAACAAGAAAAAGATCTGTGCTTGATTCAGTTATACCTGTGAAAGACGGAGCATTCTGACCTATGAAACTTAAGACTCCACTTCTATAATCAAAAAGATAATCAACCAAGCTTTGAAATAACAAAGTTCCTCCTGAAGAAGGATCACCCTTGTAGAGCTTTACGCTATACTGTGGACCAAAGGAACTGGGAATCCAATTTTGAAACCTAGTTCCAGTTCCATCTATAGCCAACCAAGATCTAATTCCTGTTGCACTTTCATCTCTTGTTAGATTTACTGTTTCTAATTTGATATTTTCATTGTTTTCAGTAGGAGGAATTGCCGGAATTTCTTTTGCATTAATCCAGATTTCATTTCCTGCACACCACAGAGGGCTAGCGACCCCCTCTTCATAAGGAGCTAAGTCAGAAGCATTCTGTGTTTTTGATACAGAATAGATCAGCTTCTTTATCAATAAATCAATTTTTTCTGAATCATTAACTGCCATTATATTTGCCTTAATTAGTTGCTTGATTTATTTGGAGATTTGTTATTGAGTCTCCAGACTCAAGAGCAATCCTTAAAAGAATAAAATTATTATAAGATCCTGTCGTGCTTAAAGTGCCAAATGTACAAGTAATTGTTTGATCTGTTTGTTGTCCAGTCACAAGTGGTTCTGTGTTGACATTCCAAACAGCACAACCATAATTATTGTCTCCATTTCCTCCAGGACCGTTTCCAGGAATACCAGATCCTGCATATGGTTTTGTTGTATCAAACCATCCGTTTTGTTCTGCTGTTGTGTATGCTTCTGTTGCTTGTGGTTGTTTGATCCACAAACCAGAAACTTTTCCAACAACTCTTAAGTCGAATTTCTTTTGACCTGTTCTTTGAAATTTATAAGTTGCATATTGTCTTCCCGATCTTCCTGGTGTTTGGGATAAGTCAGGTCCAGCAGGCAATCTATTTGAAAAATCTTCTACGCTATGTTTTAAAACACCACCTACAGTAATTGCTGTTTCCAAATCGCCAACCAAAGATGCAGTATGATCGAATATAGAATCTGGATCAATGTCTGGCGTATCTCCAGAACCAGTAACTCCCCTAAAAGCATTATTATTATTAGGCTGTGACCCAAGCCCTGACACCTGCAAGCCAGCTATTTCATTCACACTACCACCAGGAGCATTTGAGGGATTGATTAATATTTTCTGACTAGGAAACTCAAATGTTTCCGACCCATTACAATTCTTAAATGTAACAGCAAGGTGAATTTCACCGGGAGCATCAGAAGTATTTACTGTATATTCTACGGGATTTAAAGCAAGAACCCCTATATCTACTTCTGGAATAAAGCTACCATCTATAGTTGCTCCTGCAGCTCCAATAGATTCGTAGGTTTTATTATTTGAGTTAACCCCAGAAGATGTTTCATTTGTATGTGCAACCACCGGAGAACCATCAAAATAACATTCCCCTGTAACTCCTGTCATTTCCAAATTAGAAATTAGCAATTTACTATCTGAACTATAGTGTGGAATGCCTGTAATATAACTTAAGGTGCCTTCTGCTGACTCTGTTATTGTTACTGCATTGGGATTTACTAAACCAGGATTTGCTGTCATATCATCCAGAAGAAAATAAACTTCAAGAGTTTCTGCTATTTCACTGTGCTGCATAACCAAGCTAGACCATCCTGGTTGGGTAGCATTGATATTATCTCCTCTGGCATCAAATTTCATATGAAACCCTGGAAATATATCTGGGAAATCAATATTATTGCTGATTCTTAAAGAGGCTAATATCTGACTATCATCAGAATCCGTAAAGTTAATTAACCCAGCAGATACTCCATTTAGTAAAAGATTTAGATTCCCTTTATTCCCTGGACCACATTCTGCAATAGTATTTGTATGTATAAGTGTTCCACTTGGAATTCTTAGAACTGCTTGCCCTGCAGTAGCTGGTGGATTTTGTCCAGCACTGTTATCTGTAACTGCTCCGCTACTTAGTTTTGGATTATTTCCTATCGCAGTTCTTGGTGTAGTTCCACCTGCACTTGTAACAAGAAATAGAGTTTGAGAGTTAGGAAAGTCAGGGGGGGATATTGGGGAAAACTTTGCTAACTCAGCATCGACATATCCTTTTGGTGTCAATGCGTTTTCATCAAACTCTGTTCGATCTTTATAGTCTGCTGCTACCTTTACGGTGCCCTGATCTTGAGGAACTAGAGTTATATTATTTGAGGTTCCATCGTTAAGATCAGTAGAATTAATTACGTTTGCATGTCTCCACTCGTCAAGCGCACTGTTATACCAAAGGATACTTTGGTTATCCATGTTGCTGCTCTGAGGTAAAGTCACATTGGCCAGGTCTCCCAACACAGTGACATCGCTACTTCCACCACCACCATCACCGCCACTATCACTTAGGCTTACATTCTTCCATCTTTGTTCAGTTGAATCAAATCTCAGAATTTGATTATTCTGTACAGGTAGTTGTAAGTTAGTATCTGTTAGTACTTCCAAGTTAACAGTTTCGTCAACAATTTGACGCAACACTACTTCCACTGTGTCTTTCACCAGCAGTAACTGTTTTAATTCTTCTTTAGAAGCAAGATTTCTAATTGCTTTCTGAAAAGTATTGAGCTTGCTTTCTATAGCCTTCAGTCTCAACTCTTCAGTATTTGTAAGAGACATTAACAACCTCTAAGTTGTTTTTTTTCTTGAAGCTCCTTTTGGCTTTGGTGTCTCAGGCGGTGGTGCCGCGCTTAGCCACTTATTACCAACGTTGCCTCCACAGTATACAAGCAATATTGTTACTAAAGTATCACACAGTTCTTCATAATTTTTTGATAACTCTGTGTGAGTTACAGTAACAAAGAATCCAAGCAAACATAAAACACTAAGAAGGATAGTTAGTTTGAACTTTCTTCCGTTTCTTATTTTCTGTTCTTCCATCTCACTTTCTCTTTGTGTGAGAACGTAAGACTCTTAAATCTTCCTTTATTTCTTCTAAGCTATTTTGGATACTCTTTAGGACTTGGTTTGTCCCAGCTTGCTGTATCTGTATATCTCTAATCTTATCCTCATGTTCATTTATTTTCAATTCTACTTTTACTAATTGTGTATTTAATTGATCTAAAGAAGTCTTAGTGACTCCCCAACTAGTAGCTAATCCACATACTAACATAGTGACCGTAATCATCGGCCCTATCATCCACTTATACCCCGGTTCTTTCATGTGTACAACTCCCCCAACTATTAGCAGTATACCATGAGGAGTTTATACTTCAATTCACTTCATTTGAAAAACCTATTTAAGCTGTTATCATAACTATAGGGTATGGAGGGTAACAACCAATGATAAAAATGAAGAACTTGTTGGCACTAGTTTCACTAGGTCTAACTCTAACTGTGTCTTGTATTTCTTGTAGCAGGTTTCCAAATAAAATCAATAGCTTATTAAAGACTAAGTTTTACAACTCTGTTGCTTTGCTTCAGTCTACTCCTGGGAAAAAAGGTCATGGTGGTGGAACTGCCACAGGCTTTGCAATTGATGAAAGGCATTTATTAACTGCTGGTCATTTTTGCGAATCTAGTTCTATTTTATTTGCTCAGGGATTAGTTGGTGAAAAGGTTCTTCTTGTTCGTTCAGATAAAAGAGGTATGCCCAGAACCCCTATCCTTGCAAGAATTGTTGGGTATGACAGACCTAACGATATTTGTATTATAGAATCTATTGATCATGGAATGGAACCATTGTCTCTTGCAGAGTCAGTAGCTGAATTATCTACTGAAGATGAGGTCACAATCATTGGAGCACCTCGTGGATTCTTTCCAGTAAGAAGAGAAGGGAGAATTATTTCCTCTCTTGCCTATCGTTTTCAGCAATTTAGTGATATGATTTTTATAGCCGTTAATATCGAAGCAGGAAACAGTGGTTCTCCCGTATTGAGAAACGGTGAGGTCGTAGGGATGGTTGTTGTACAACCCCTCGGCATTCATGAAACTGCATTAGCAGTCCCTGTAGATGAGATAAGAGAATTTATTAAAAAGACTATCGCCAAATAGTTAGTTCTTCACAACCAGGAGGAAAAGGGTATGAGGGTATTGCTCTCCCTGGCTGTTGCTATTTCTCTTATCAGCTGCAGCAATCAAGACATTCTAAATTACTGTCCATCTACAAAGGCCTGCATAATTGTTGACGATCAAGTTCAATTACTTGAGCCTGAAAGTCCCGAGTACACTACACTCAACATTGGGGCATGTCAAACCGGAACAGTACAATGTACAGGAGAAAATTCAATTATTTGTGAGGGATTTGTACGTCCGTCAGAAGACATTTGTGACGGGATAGACAATGACTGTAACGAGATAATTGATGATGGTTATGATCTAGACGAAGATACCTTCACTACCTGTAATGGGGATTGTGATGATGGAAATAATACCATTTATCCAGGAGCCCCAGAGCTATGTGATAATCTAGACAATGATTGTGACGGTCATGTTTCTCAAGATGAAGCTGATATTGATAATGATCAATATCCAGTTTGTGATGGAGACTGTGATGATAACAACCCACATATCAATCCAGGAGCTGACGAACTATGCAATAGCATAGACGATAACTGTAACGAATTAATTGATGAAGATATTATTCCAACCATTTGTGGACCAGAAACCAATTGGGGTGCTTGTTCTTATGGACAAAACCATTGTGTTAATGGTGAGCTGACTTGTGTGGGAGCAGAATATCCTCAGGCAGAAACATGTGACAATATTGATAATGATTGTGATGGAATCAAGGATAACAACATATATCAATTATGTGAGACAGCATGTGGTCAGGGAATAGAGATTTGCTACAGTGGAGATTGGTATAACTGTACAGCTCCAGAGCCAAGTCAAGAACTATGCGATGGTGTAGACAATAACTGCAATGGGGAAGTAGACGAAGGCTGTCCATGCGCTTTTGGAGATACGCAAATCTGTGTGGAAAGTCCTATGTTCGATATCAATACAGGAGAACAACTGGGTGCTCCCTATCCCTGTGGGGAAGGGATACAATACTGCGATATATATGGAGAGTATGGAGATTGTTTTTTTGTTAGAACCTTACCAGAAGTTTGCAATGCATGGGATGATGATTGCGATGGAGAGATAGATGGAATCGTTCTTCCCTGTTCAGATAATCCAGAGCTAGTTGGTATTGGAGAATGCAGGGCTGGGCAAACTGAATGTGAAATGGGTATCTACTCTGAATGTATTGGTGAGGTCCATCCTGAACAGGAATTCTGTGATGGTCTCGATAATGACTGTGACGGCTTAGTTGATGAGGAACTAGATCCACATGACAAGGTTGATATAATATTTGTTGTTGATATCTCTGGCTCTATGCAGAGTTATATTGATGCTTTATCGCATGCATTGGGGCTGTATGTCTCTGATTTTCAAGGCACTGAACATAAGTTTGGTTTAATTACAACAAGTGTAGGATACGCTGGCAGTAATACCTATGAGATAAGAACTGGAGTCCCTGGGAATATGCTAGTAGATGTAAATCAACTAACTGGTATTCTTGGTGGATTGCAAGCAAATGGAGGATCTTATGAGTACACATATGATATTTCATATATGGCTTGTATGCCTGAAGATCCAATAGGGATCAATTGGAGAGAAGATGCTCATCCATACATTATATTAATGACAGATGAGGTTGGACAAACAATGACCAACGTAAGCCCATCAGATGTTGCACTATATTCAAATCATTGTACAGTTGGTGACTGCACTGCCGGTGATATATATGAATTCTTTGTCATTACAAAGCCTATCTTTACACAAATGTGGTTGCCTGTAGTGGAGTCTGATCCAAATAAAATAAAAAATATTCTTGTAAATGATGTGAGTTCCTATGTCGATATGCTCAAAGATATGTTCACTGATATTTGCAGGTAGAAAGAGAAAGCAAATGCAGAGGAACTATTACCTATATAAAGCTACTGTAGTTAGAGTAGTAGATGGAGACACAGTAGACCTAGAGATTGATCTAGGGATGAATGTCTTTGTGAAAGAAAGAATACGTCTCGCCAGGATAAATACTCCTGAAACCTATGGAGTTAAAAAAGACTCAGAGGAATACAAGGCAGGTATGAAGGCAAAAAATAGGCTAGAGGAACTAGTCCTTGGAAAAGAGATTGCTCTTGAGACAGTCAAAGATAAGAAAGGAAAATACGGACGCTACCTTGGAGAGATCTATACTACAAGCCCAGATTGGATCTGTGTAAATAGCTTAATGATCAACGAAGGTTTAGCTAAGCCATATTAAATCCATTTTCGTTCAGCAAGATACCCTATCCCCTTATCAGTTATAGAAGCTTTTGTTTTATTCTCATTCCAAGAAATATATTCCTGCTTTTCTAACCAATCAAGTATATAGGACTTTATCTTCATCAGCTTAACGGATGAGACTTCTTCCTCATTTTTTTGAAGGTCATAAACGAGCTTGAGCCCGTCCAATCTATCTATTGAAGTGTTATTCGAATTCCCCATTCGAATAGTATAGCATACTACAAGATACTTGCGAGTAGGCAGCCCCTAGCAACAGCTCTTAAGGGGTCTGTTGCATGACGTACTTCACTGATTTCTAAAGGAAAATCAGCTTGAGACATCCTCTTGCGGAATGCTTCTACGAATCCGCCTGCTCTACTAGTTCCTCCACTTACCACCACAGGGATAGGTCCCTGGAATTTAGGAAGGTCATTGCTATTTGAAAGCCGTAATGCCAGGTGTTGTGTAGTGTAATCAATAAGTCTTACATAATAAGAACTTACTGCAGACAAGATTGGATTCTCTGACTCTTCTCCTACAGTGAAATCACCTTCTTCTTTTTCAACTTGAACAATACTATCTGGCTGTCCAGTGGATTGGGCTGCCATTCTGTCTACCCAGTCTCCTGATTTTGTAGTAGAGAACTTGATTACTGGTTCTCCAGAAGACATAACACATACATTAACCATACCCGCTCCAAAGGACATACAGATTCCAGTATAGTCTTCATTTTCTAACTCAGAATAGCAGATAGCCTCCGCTTCATTGAGTGCTCTAGCATCCCAACCAAGTTCACCAAGATCCTTTCTAAGTACATCTTCGTGGTATCCGGTATTAAAGTCTTCGTCAGATTGATCAACAGGTTCAGCAGGAATTGAGTAAACAAGGGTATCTCCTTGGGTTTGTGGTTTACCGACAAGCTCGGCTAAAATAAACTTAAGCACCCTTCGAGCATCAGGCTCTCTGGGGCTAATAACACCCCTGTATAGGGGCCGCTGTGCGGATTGGTGTCTTTCTATTGCTTTGGCAATTGCATCAGCTCCTACGACAACATAGGACCCGTCAACGTCTTTTAGGTAGGTAAGGTTCTGTAATCCTCTTTCCATCATCTTGGCAGCAATTTTTGTTGCTGGTTTCATTCTGTAAAATGCATCACGCATCTCTTTGTAGGATACTCCTTCTAGAGTTTCCTCTGCAGTGATTAGAAAAGAAGTTCCCACATCAAGGCCTTTGGGCATTTCTTACTCTCCTTTTTTCTTAAATAGGTTTGCTAATTTTTTCTTAGAATCAGATAAACCTTTGTCTTCTGATTTCTCTTCTTTGCCCAGCTCTTTGCTTGTTGAGCTTAGGGTTGCTTCTACTTTCATTGGGATGATTGATTCATCAATACTTACCCCACCAATATCTTGTATCTGACCAGAAGACTTAAATCCAGTACTTTTTGTACTTACTGAAACTCCTCCAGATAGGGCCTTGGCTAGTTCTTTACCTATAGTAATTGCCATTTTTTCTGCAATTTTTTCTAGTTGTTCACCATCTATTTCTAATGAAATACTGGCTTGTTTATTTTTTCTAGCCATAAGACACTCCTTAACATACGAAAATATCGAAATTGGTAGATGCAGATACGATCTTAATATCTTTGACAGGTAGATCATTGTCAAGCTCGAATGTTTCACCAGCACCAATTGTAACCAATGCTCCAGTAGTATCTTCTACTTCTTGCCCCAAGGCAAGATTCTTATACATTTCTGGATATAGGCAATCATATTCTTCTTTTGTTCTGTTCGGGTAGATTGTTCTGATAACATTAAACCTAACAGTCATGCTGCCTCCACCACCTGGAACTTCAATTACAATATGTGTTGCCATTTTCCCTAAGGATTCTTGAATCTTGAGTATATCTCCATCTCCAGTTATATCTGCTTGAGTGAAGTTTTGTGTGCGTTGAGCCGTTGCGACTCCTCGATCTACCTTTTTAACTATGTTTGCCATTTCACTAAATTACTCCTGAGTTTTGTAATAGTTGTTTCATATCTTCAATTTCTTTTTCAAGGGTTTTTACCTTTTCACTTTGTGATTTAAGGGCTCCAGTTATTGCTGCAACAATGTCTAATGTTGAAATTGATTTTCTATTTTTTTCAGCAACATATTCTGGAACATCTTCTGCAATAAAACCTATACGAGATTCACCAGGACTTGTTTTATATTCAAATGTTACTGGTTGTAATCCCTCTAATATTAAACTAGATTTTTCTTCTGATAGGTTTTCAATATTTTGTTTTATATTCCTGGAGGAACCTGTTAAATAAGTTGTTTTAGCTTCTACTTTCCCATCAGATCGAATACGAAAAGCGACATCCGTAGGAACCGGTACGCTAGTGTAAATTCCTGCAGGTGGTAAGTTACCATCTGGCTCATCAATTTGTTCGTTAGTATACACTCTCATAATGGGTCTGAAATTGAGGGTTTCAAACTCATCAAGATTGCAGATATCAGCAGTGTAAGCTTTACCAGCTCCACTATGCATATTTACGGGGCTACTTTGTTTATAGATCTCCCAGCTAGTGATATCTTTTCTTTTTGGACTGACTTTTAACTCTTGTGTTGCTGGACTAGCATATACAGTATCCCTATCCAGTTTAATTAGCTTATTGACATTATCAACGTCAAGAACAGTTGCCCATTCATAAGTTGTGCCATTGGTATCTAAGAACCCTTCACCACCAGGAGCTACACGAATCTCATCTCCCACCTGTATCCAGTCTGGCCATATACGCAGTCCTGTATTATTGGTTGACCACCGTAA